AATATTCTACTGGCGCGACTTCCATCTTCTGTGAGAGGTGTTCCAGGGCCTCGTCCACTGAGTTCGTTATCAGGAACATATCATCGTCGTTCTCACCAATGGCTCCCCAATCCTTTAGCGCCTCGAAGTCAATAACATCATCCCAGAAGTCCTTACCAAATAGGACAGCTGGAATATTTCTATCAATCTTACCTGTCTGCCTAAGTGTTAGAAACTCGAAGATCTCATCCATTGTCCCATAATAGATAACCTGTAAAAGAATCAGCGATGTGTATGCTAGCTGAATAAACAGATTTTATCAGATTGATTGCCATCTTTTAATATCTATCAAAAGAGTCAGCTACTATTCATCTAATTGTTGTGGATCTTCTTCATCATCTAGCTGATTTTCTAGCTGCCGTCTTTCTATCTCTAGTGAAGCCTTACTGATTATTTCATCAGCTAGCTCTATCTTAGCAATAGCCTTCTGCATAGAAAAATCTTCCATCTTTTTAATATTATTAATCATTGAAAGAAGCTTATTTACAAATGATGCCACATGCTCTGAAATATTTTCATCTTCTTCTTTTGTCCTTATTACTTCCTGTGTGCCTAACTGTTTTACATTATCGTATATTACACTGTATGCCTGATCTCTATCCTTAGAGGATAAAAATTGACTACAACTGTCACGTAGCTGGGTAAGGTCTTCTATTAGTGTATTATTGATGTTCATATTTTTCTATTTCTCCACACACATATAATAAATACAAAATCGTGATGTGTAAAAACAAGAGATGCCAAAATAAAAAGCGGGTCCTGCTCTTGCAGGACCCGCCAGAAACTTCTTAGAAGTTTCTTATTTTAGTTGATAACGTCATATATGCGGCCTGATGATCTTCCTTGACACATCGTAAAATTTTTCTATCATTTGATGTCGGCTCAAAAATTTCACCATCATGACCCCGCAGAAGTCCTAGCGATACGATATAGATTCTAGATAACACCTTAAACCCAGCGTTATCTAGCATCTCATCAACCATATCAGGGTTATATACTCTCTGTTCATTAAAATCTATCCGAGCATTTTCATTTACAGGTACAGAAAGAATGAGATGTCCATTATCGTCTAGGACTCTGTTAAATTCTCTTAATCCTTTTTGATCACCATAATAGTCTATTGTATCTCCATACCTTCCAAGTCCAAAATGTTCCATTGCGTGAAGGCATGTTACTACATTAAAAGATTTATCGGGTGCTGCTATGTCCTGAGCCTCTCCTTTAATAAATCCCATATTTAGCTGCGAGAAGAAGGGCCACTGACCACCGAATATATCCTCCATTCTAGGTTCCAGATACATGGTTCTTCCAATAGCAGAAAAAAATAGAGCAGCATAGAATTTACTTCCTACATCAAGTATTTTCAATTCTTGCTCAGCTGATTTTCTGAGATACGTTAAGACTTCAAATGCTTTTTTATCCTGATAGATATAAATCCAGTCACGTCCTAATTTTGATTCATCCTTGCTATATGTTTTTTCTCCGTCTCGCCACATTGTGAAGTCATCACTGGCCTTGAAGAAAAAATCATTATATAGTTCTTTCTCTTCGTCTCTTAAATTTAAAAATAGTTCTTTCTCTTCTTCTCTATTCATTTTCGCTCCTCGAGCCATTTGTGATAATCATTTAAAGCATGATCTGCTGGCTCTACTTCTCTCCACTTTCCTTCACAGAATATCTGATAAGCATCTGAGCCATACTTACCAATCCCATAGAGAACATCTGGTGAACTCCGCCAGTCCTTCTTGATATAATCATCAGACATATTAATAAGGGCCTTAGATCGTCTTTCTGATAGACCTAGAGGTTTGATCATATTTTTTAATTCCTCTATCTTAGCACTTGCAGCGTGATATTCATTAGGATAGTGTTGAAAAAATTTCCATATATAGGGTTCTGCATCTACCCTTCTGGTTAGATTACAAAATATACATGCAACAAAAATCTTCCAAGGATCATCCCAAAGATGTTCTTGAATAAGATTATAAGGAGACTTAGGGGGTATCCACATAAAATATTATACACTGATGATCATCATTTTATAGCCTAGTTTATCTATGATAATGCATGAAGATGTCTCCACGGACCTAAGGCCTGTGATAAAATATAGAGGTGAATAAGAAGTATATAAGTATAAATAAGAAAAACTGGTGTGACAAGCCACTTTGATAAACTTTTATCTTTAAACCTCCAGAGAAGATAGACACATAAATTAATTAAAATCATCTTAATTAAAATAAATTTTCCCGGACCTGAGTCTAAAATTCCTGCCATGAGAGGATTAAATTCAGTTGCTAGCCCCATGTTAACCCAGACAGCTGTTGCAATTGCATCTATTAAATTTGAAACTACTATAAATCCTAACATGAAAATGAAGAATCTATTAAGCATTCATTACACAAAGAAAAACAAGCATGCTTATTTTGTATCAAATTTTAAAAAATAAGTTAAATTAAATTACTCAGCGCTGGTATCTTCAAATTTTTTGTGGATGTGAGGAGGAATTGGTACTGGTTCTCCGTCTCCGTCTATTCTAACAAATGTCATCTCACACCTACATACAGGTTTTTGAGTTCCATTATATATGCTATGTCTTCTTGCTTCTACTTCTAAAGTTAAAGAAGTATTCCCAACCTTTTTAATTTTTCCATAAATTTTAATGAGCTGACCAGGTCTAACAGGGCTTTGAAAGTTCACCTCAGAGATATGCTTTGTGACTATGCGTCCTGTCTCTGCAAATTCTGCAGAGAGAGCAGCTCCTGCCTCGTCAAGCCACGCTAATAATTGACCTCCAAATAAATTTCCGTGAAATCCTATATCGCTCGTCTTACATAAATGAGTAGATAATAGTTTCATAGTTTGCCAATATGCAGACATAAATATTCCTAGCTGTCTAAACAATAGTCAGGTGTGTTTTTTACGTCCTCTAGAAGTTCTGGTAGGTCTAGTCCAGCACAGTCAATTTTTGATTTAATGAAGTTATAGTGATTACAGAATCCATGAAACTTTCCTCTCTCACAATCCTTATTAAGCCCAGTATCAAATTGTCCATTTAAATCTTTTGGATATTCTAGCGGAATTTCGAGCCCAACGTGAATTGCCTTCCATAATGCTTTCAGAGCTTCGATCTGTATGGGATAAAAATCTAAAAATGGAGCTCTCACCCTTCCGTGAACTAATCCATTTTCCTGAATTGGTCGTTTTCCGTATCCGTGATTGACATACCAGTCTTGATACTTGAGGTAATATGCATTGCTAATTTCTACACCGATTCCCTTAGGGTTCCCACCTTCATATCTTGGAATACCCGCGTGCCACGCTTTATGCTGTGTATCTAATGTCTGAAAAATTGTTCCATCATTATCAATAAGAAAGTGAACTGATATTCCTCTTTTGTTTAAAACTTTTGCACACGATGCTGAACTTAAGCACACATCCCAGTGATTTACAAAAAATGTAGGCTTTCTATCCGGCTTTCCAGAATAGTCAGTGTAGCATCCTTTGTTTGACTTGAACCCTGTAGATTCATCCCAGAGAATCACTTTAGTCCACTCAATTGGAATAAAATGTCCGTTATGAACAATATGCTTATCACCGCCTCTATAGCTTTTCAGCGATGGAAATGAATCTGATATATTAGCTTCTCTCTCTGTCCACACGCGCCTATACGTCATAGGCCCAACAAGACCATCAGCTGTTAATCCATTTTTTCTTTGCCACTTTTGAACGGCATTCACTAAATTCACGTCAAACTCTTCGCAACCGAACCAAGATGGGTCCCACCCGAGGCTGTCAGAGCTTGACTTATTATAAAAGTCTTTATCCATCAGTCTTTCTCCCTTAAGAAAGTGATATTTTCTTTTCTACAGTGTCTAGCATATCTTCCATTGCGTATTCAGAATCGCCGAGCCTAGACTTTATTTTTGCTATTTGAATAGCTGCCCTTATTGCTTTTATATCAAGTGTGTCCTTATAAGACGTAAATAGATCTTTTTGCTCATCTTGGAGAAGCTTTTTTTCATTCTCTATTCTTATGAGTTTTTCTACAAACTCTTCTATTATTTCTCTTTGTGTCACTTTAAACTCCTATTATTCAAAGTCTATGTCAACTGCAATATTAATGTTAATCTTAGGGATTCTTATGTGATTTGCTAGGTTATGCTTCTTAGCTTCTTCTGAATTTAAAAACCAGTCTGCATGTCCCTTCTTGTGAACAAGCTTTAGAAAGTGATCGTCTTTCTTACCACAGTTTCTAGCCATCATCTTATAGACAATCTGATTAAGCCTCTCAGTTTCTTCTGCAGACGCTTTGATCTCTTCAACCTTTCCACGCTCCATAGATGAGACATCGTGAATCATGAGCGTTGCATCGCTGTCCATAAAACGGAGACCGTCCTCACCAAAAGAGAATAAAATTGCTCCACATGACATCGCCTTGCCCTCAACAATAGTTGCAACTGGTATCTCTGAATGCTTTATAGCGGAAATCATAGACATTAAGCTGTAAGCTTGTCCACCGTATGAATCAATCACAACTGGAATCACACTTTGACCTGTGTTATGTGCCATAGATATCTGCTGTTGAAACTCTTTTGCAGATTTTTCGTCAAACTTATTAACTGTCACAATTATAGGATTTTTTCTGAGCTCAACCTCTTTAATAAGATGAGATACTTTAGTTGTCCATTTCATGTTTTTAGCTAACTGAAGCTCGAGCCGCAGCCGCAGGTTGTCTTCGCGTTCGGGTTGTTAAACACGAAGCCCTTCTTCTGGAGTGTTTCGACGTAGTCGATCTCGGTTTCGCCGAGCATCTGCGCGCTGTGGGGATCGAGATAGACTGTTAAGCCACCAAATTTTAGCTGAGAATCATCCTCATCTATATCATCGTCTTCAACGAAGTCAAGGCCATAAGAATATCCTGAGCATCCGCCGCCGACTACTGCTACTCGCAAGCCGATCGGGTGTGCGTCATCATCATTTACTGCATCTGATGCTGCCCTTATTGCATTCTCTGTCATTGTTATTGACATTCTATATCACCCTTCATCATTCTTGCTCCTGTAGTCCTCAATAGCTGACTTGATAGCTTCTTCAGCTAGAACAGAACAGTGTATTTTCACCGGTGGGAGGCTGAGCTCATCAACGATTTCTGTATTTTTGAGAGTTGATGCTTCTTGTAATGTACGACCTTTTATCATTTCTGTTGCAAGTGATGATGCAGCTATTGCTGAACCGCATCCAAATGTTTTAAATTTAGCATCAACTATGCAACAATCTTTTACACTAATTTGTAGCTTCATTACATCACCGCACTCAGGCGCTCCGACAATTCCCGTTCCTACATTTTTATCATTTTTATCTAAAGATCCTATATTTTTGGGATTTTTAAAATGATCTAGGACCTTTTTTGAGTATGCCATGTTGCCTCTAAGCATAACTATGCTATCCGCACTTAGAATAACTGCAAGCAGTGCACATCACACAGCCTTCCTGATACCTGAGTGTATCTTCTGCACTACAATTTTCACAAACAGTCTTTCCTGGAACTGTGCCATCCTTAATATAAGACTTAAGAACTCTCGCTATAACCTTTGAAAATGAAAACATATCCATCTCTCGATCCTTCTGAAGCTGCTCGACTACATAGTGTATGTTTGCACCATGTCGTAGAGCGAGAGAGATAGTTCTAGTAAAACCAGCATGATTTGGATTGTCAAATACTGAGACTATATCTTTTATAATAAACTCATCTCCATTTTTCCCGACCCTAAGATCATAAATTGAATTTCTAGTCTTTCTTGAATGCTTTACGATTATGCCCTCCTTATACTTCTTGGGAATCTCTATGTACTGCTGTAGTCCTCCCATAACCTCATATGGCCTTCCATCTAGTGTACCTACAAGAATTGTCCATGCTTCTCCCTTAATAGATGCGTGATGTATATGACATGGAAGCTTATCAGGCCTGACTGGTGCCTCGTGTGTCTCAAACTTAGAAGTGTTCCCTAAGGATCTAATAAGCACACCGCTTCTAGATCCCTCGCGGTATACTGTCACTCCCTTGCATCCAGACTTCCACCCCTCTAGATAGATTTTCTTTATTGTCTCTACATCAGTGTCAGCTGGAACATTTGTTGTATTTGAAATCGCATGACATATCCACTTTTGTGCTGCAGCTTGCATCTTTACCTTAGCAACCCAGTCAATTTCACTAGACGTCGCTCTTGCATATGGGCTAGATTCAACTAAGTCTTCTATATTTGATGTATTTATCTCTTCATCAGATAAAGTTTCCATCCACTGCTTAAACCCATGATGATAAACATCATATTCTTGCCACCTATCTCCCACGTCATCAACAAAGTCAACACGACCGTCTAAATCATGCTCAGTTAGTTTTTTACGTCGAGTATACTTTACTAGATACGCTGGCTCGATCCCACTAGTTGTTTGTGTCAGTGTTGACACAGATCCTGCTGGAGCTGTAGTTGTAAGAGCAATATTTCTCCTTCCATATTTTTTAGAAAGCTCATATACATCTGGAGATGCACCCCATATTCTTTTCAAAAATTCATTCTCTCTCTCTTTGTTGTGATCATGAATTTCAAATGCTCCCCGCTCCTTTGCCATCACACACGAAGACTTATATGAATTAATGGCTAAATTTTTATAAAATTCCTCTACAGCATCAATAGACTCTTGCGACCCATAGCGAATTCCTAGTGCAGCAAGTGTATCACCAACTGCTGTCATGCCTAATCCAGTTCTTCTACCTAGATGTGCCTGTGTTTTAATATTTATCCACATATCCTTTTCAATCTTCTTAACACTTGAAGGCTCTGGATCATTTTCAATCTTTTTTATAATTTTTTTAATTTGTTCTATTTCAAGATCAATCATGTCGTCCATTAACCTTTGTGCTTTTTGAACAACACTTTGCATAGAAGAAAAATCAAATTCAGCCAGGGGAGTATATGGACTCTTCACAAAAGATAAAAGGTTAATAACCATAAGACGACAGCTATCATAAGGAGATAAAATAATTTCTCCACAAGGATTAGTAGAAGTAGACCCAAACCCTTTATCAGAATAGATGTCTGATGGCGTCAGTCTTGTTGCAGTGTCCCAAAAAAGAAGACCTGGTTCTGCACAAGAATGTGCACATTCAATTATTTCTTCCCATATTTCTCTTGCAGACACTAGTGAGGAAAATTTAGGATCATCAGAATCTACAGGAAATCTTAGCTGAAACTTTTTATCGTCATTGACAGCTTGTAAAAACTCATCAGACAGTCTTACACTAATATTTGCGCCTGTTACTCTTGTTAAATTTTGCTTGATCCTTATGAAATCTCTGATCTGCGGATGATGTACAGATATCGTAAGCATTAATGCACCTCTGCGACCACCCTGTGCCACCTCTCGGCATGAATTAGAAAAACGATCCATGAAGACCTCAATGCCGTCTGTTGTTCTTGCACAATTTTTAGTAGACAGGCCCTTAGGTCGAATCGTTGAAAGATCAAACCCTACTCCTCCTCGCCTCTTAGCAATTTGAACTAATTCCTGATCAGTCTTTAAAATTCCCCCATATGAGTCATATGGTGACTCAATAACGAAGCAGTTAGATAGTGACTGGATCTGGTATGGGTTACCAACACCTGACATAGGAGAACCCTGTGGAACTATATACTTAAAATCCTTGAAAAGATCATAGATCCCTTCCTCTGACATGGGATTTGGATATTTTTTCTCTATTCGTGCAAATTCACGTGCCATTCTGTGATGCATATCATCAGGTGTTAGCTCATGTATCACACCATCTTTATCAGTTAGAGCATATTTTGTCACAAAAACATTAGCAGCTAGTTCATCTCCTCCAAAATATTCAATACATGCACTAATTGCTTCTTCAAACGTCGACACATGACACCTCGATAATGTAATATTTACAGCGATAGTTAATCACCGTTAACCTCTTTCCACTTTTCTCTCAAAAGATCTCTTAGTGAACCTGAGTCTGTGTTGATAATATCTTCTATTGACATCTCACTTGCACTTTCAACAATTGAGATCTTTGACTTAGCAGTGTCTAAAAATACGGGAAATAAAATTCCGTCTCTTCCGGACCTATTCTTAGCAACAAATAGCCTTCCAGCACCAGATGATTTTTCAATAGGCTTTCTAGAAAGCGAGAGTACAACATCTGCAACCATTGCTTTTCCATAAGCCTCTGACATATTTTCTAGCCCTACAACAGATGAATTAGCAGCTTCTCTATTTGCCTGCGATGCTGTCCAGACAGGAACGTTTAGATCCATTGATAAGTTTCTTAGCTCCTCATATATTAACTTCAATTCATGACGAAGAAAATCAAGCTTTCTCGACGGCTTCATAATATCTGCATAGTCGATTATTATTAGTCCTGGAATAAATGACTTGAGAAGTAATTTTTCAATGTGATTTCTAATAGTCATAACAGACGCCGCACCAGTTGGATATTCCTTGATGATAAGCCTTCCTGTATCCATGCTCTCATATTTTTCAATTACTTCATTCTTTCTGTCAATAACTTCATTACTTGGAATGTCACAAAGGTTGCTATCATATCTCAGACCTACAGCTCTCTCAGAAAGTTCAAATGTATAGTGAACAACATTCTTGCCAACCTTAAGTGCCTCAACACCGAGGTGTACTAGGAAGTGAGATTTTCCAGCCCCGGTAGGAGCTGTTATAACTCCTATTTCTCCCCTACCCAATCCGCCGTTTAATAAATCTTTTTTATCAAGCTGTTGTAATCCAGTTGGGCAAGTCACTCTTGCAACTTTAGAAAATCTATGTTCAAAATCTTCAAAAAAATTATGCCCTAATGTACTTGACATGCCTCTTGAAATAGCATCTTTCATAACAGATATGACCTCCTCATATCTATCAGTGGCAACCATCTCAACAGATTTTTCAAGTGCACTCTTAAGTGCCTGTTTTCTACAGAAATCAAGTGATTTATCTTTAACAAATGCAAGATCACCCATATCAGGGCTAACCTTTAACCTGTGAAGAAATTCAATTATTTGATCTCTCAAAATTATATCATTTCCCTCACGTAAATCATCTCTAATGATTGTTATTAGCAAGGAAAGTGTTGGAAATGTCTTATATTTTTCAAAGTATTTAAAATATTTTTTTGTAAGATATCTTAAATACCTTACTTCAAAAAATTCAGGTGTCATTACCTCAAGCATCTGAGAACCCCAGGTATGATCTGTTAAAAGTGCTTGAAATATCTTTTCTTGAAAAGATTTTCCATACTGACTAAAGAGATCAGTATCAGACATTTTCACCTACCTTATGTGATTAAATGATAAAAATGCTCTATCAATGTTAAAGGATTGAATTCCCTCTTTTATTAAGGCTCTCATCATATGAATTTTATTTCTAGAAACAGCAAAAGTATCAATCAAATAATTAATTTTCTGTATTTGTGATGCTGAAAGATTAACGGTATCAAGATATATTAGCTTCCAGTTTCTTCGTATAAGATCTTCTGACGATACTATCTCTTGGTACGCTTTTATTTTTGTCCCCTCAGAGATATTCATGTTACAGACATCTATGATATCTGATATCTCTACAGATGTTGACTCTCTTAATTCTGGAAATCTTTTAGACAATGTTTTAAATCCGACACCCTTTACTCCTGATATATTATCTGAAGGATCTCCACATATGGCCTTTGCTAGACAAAAATTTTCAGGAGATATTCCAAACTTTTCTTTCACTTCTTTAAATGTCACTAATTTTTTCCATGTTGGCGAATAAATAATTGTCTTATTATCGAGAAGCTGATAGAAATCTCTATCAGAAGATACTATTACCTTTCTTTTATCTTTGAATGCATACTTTGACATGTAGCCTATCACGTCATCAGCCTCACAATCAGGAACATATACCTGCATCGCTGGCAAGAATCCTAAAAGATGTACTAGTGTTGCAATTTGATAGTTTCTATTTTCAACAGTATCTGGAATGTCTTTCTCATAGTACCTGTTTAGTTTCTGTGGCCTTCTTTTAGACTTATACTCACTGTATATTGCTCTCCTTCTAGTGGACCCGCCGCCTTCCCAGATAATAGCAACTTCGCTGGGCTTATATCTTTCAACAAGTGATATAACAGAATATAAAAATCCAACTATGCCACCTACATGACCACCATTGCTATTTAAAGCAGGATGAGCAACATAGTGACGCGTAAATAGATTAAGTGCGTCAACTATTAGCACTACCTTGTCTGTATTTTCCACTAAGCCTCAGGATCAATGAAATCCTCACTGATACTATTAACAAGAGACTCTACCTCAATGTAAGAATCTGTGTCTACATCAATGTTTTCTGGATTAAATTTTTTAATCATTACAATCTCTAAGAGATCATCAATATATTTCGTATACTGAGGATCTGACATTATCTCATCAAATTTTGGTTTATGAAACTTCTTTTCAGAGATAATTTCACCTGTTTTTGTGTCAGTGATAGTGATACACTTCCATGCTCCCGTACCAGAAATAGAGATCTCGTTGTCATTTATTATTTCTGGACCGTGCTTTCTTAGCACATCAAATATTTGCTCATGCTCCTTGATTCCCACACCAAAGTGAATTTCAAAATTAATCTTTCTAAATGGAGGTGCAACCTTATTTTTAATTGTCTTAGCTGACACGTGTATTCCGATCACGTCGTCACCATCTTTTATTTGCTGACCCGCACCAAGCTTAATTCTTGTTGAAGCATGGAATGGAATTGCCTTGCCTCCTGGGGTGATATCAGGATCACCATACATAACACCAATCTTAGTTCTTATCTGATTAAGAATTACAAATAGAACATTTTGATTAGCAATGACACCCGTGATCTTTCTCATCCCCTTTGAAATCGCTCGAGCTTGAAGGCCTATTGATTCTTTATCATAGTCACCTATTAGCTCGGCCTTAGGAGATGATGCTGCAACAGAATCCCAGACAATTGTGACAGGAACGTCTTTTTCCATTGCACGTGCCTTTAAAATAGTTGCCTCTGCAATTGAAAGAACCTCTTCTGTACAATGTGTATCAACGTACACGAATCTCTTAGAAACGTCTACACCAAGCAGGCCTAAATTTTCAACTGACGTGGCATTTTCTGTGTCAATATAAACGACAATTCCGCCCATCATCTGTGTTGTTCTAGCTATCTGTGTTGCGATGTGAGACTTTCCTATGCTAGGAGGACCAAAAATCTCTATGATTCTTCCCTCTGGAAGACCGCCATTTCTTCTATTTGAACAAATGTAGTCAAGCAAGTGAGAGCCAGTACTTATCCACTGACTGACATGTGTGGGTGACTCATCTTGGCTAAGATTATATGCCACACGAGAGCCATGTTCTTTATTTAAAGAAGCTATTAGGTCAGAAGTAAAGTCTTCTACCTTTTCTCCCTTCTTGGGTCTATTATTTTTTGCCATCTGTATTTTCTCTTGATATCATTAAAATAATATCTTGAAAGACTCTATTTGTTCAATATGAAAGAACCTGTCAGGATCTGAGATCCTGACAGGTTCGTATTAAGATATGTCGATATTAATCATCAGTCATAAGGTCTGCAAATGCATCATCAATATTACTATATCCAGAAGAGGTTGAGCCCTTTGTTTCTCCTTCTGTTGAAGTTTCAGTTACAGTTTCCTCATCACCCGATGCATCATCATTGATCCAGTCATTAACTATCTTAGATAGTTCATCATATGTCTTACAGCGATAGATCTCTGAGACATCTGGAATATTATTCTGCCACTCGCTTGCATTATCTGTGCTAGATGATAGAGGTGACTGCTTTCCTCGTGGCCTGACCTCAGTCATCGCCCACTTCTTACCAGGCTGCTTAGTGCAGAGAACCTTGATATCTCTTCCCTCTAGTGGGTCAGTGATGTCGCCGTAGTCCTCGTCTAGCATAAGTCCCATCAGGGCCTGATAGACAGTCTTTCCAAATCCCCAGATCTGAACTCCCTTCTCTTCCTCACCCCTGACGATGACGGGAGCATATGTCCGCATCTTCGGATAGAGCTTCTTGCAGAGCTCATAAGACTCCTTAGAGCCCTCATCTCTCAGGGAGTTGATCAGCTCTTGAATGGGATCAGGATCTCCGAACTGATTTGGAGCTAGAAGCCCGCGCTGCTCACCGATGTTATAATAAAACCACAGCTCCTTAAAGGGAAGTCCGTCATTTTCTGGGAAAGAGAGAAGTCGAACTGTGTGCTCCTCACCTTCAGTGGGCCGCCACATAACAGAGCGATTTTTAGATGTTCCGCTCAACCTATCGAGCTTTGCTCGAATTGCATCAAAGTCAATTGCCATTTTTAAATCTCCTAAATATTAAATGTTTAATGTGCAATATGTAATTTAGCTTACATGTATATGATATAGCATGACGCTATCAATGTTCATCTTTTAATTATTTATTCCACTTTATGTCGCCGACCGGTGTCGCCCGAGCGAATCCAGATCCTGCAGCCTGCCAAGCTGGCTTTCTCTTTCTTCCATGTGACGGTGCAGACATTCCAAGTGGAAGGATAACTCCAGCAATTCCTCCCGCACCAGAGACCTCATTAGCCTGGTCTTCAACCCAGTCATCATGTGACACCTCAGGATGAGACTCCTCACATGACTTACCAGGATGATCAGCGCCCTCTTTTGACTCTCTCACGATATCGTCAGGATCATCATTGTCTTCTACAGCATCATCTATTGCCACAGTAGGTCCAACTATTCTACTAATCTCTCTAGCGATCCACTGGTGTGCAGCATTGTTTAGGTGAATGCCGTCACCACTATCATAAGCTGGTAAGATACCACTCTCATCACTTAATGCTGACGCAGCGTCGATGACTATGTCAGCATTTGATCGTATCCAATCGTTAACCCTTTTAGTTTGCGCGAGAAGAATACTCGGATTACGTCTTTCGAGTCCCTCACCTGGACGCTTGACTGTAAATACTCCCGGCTCGCGCTCCTCTAAAGCATCACATCGTAATCGATAACAATCCTTTTGACCCTTATCTTCGAGATCTATGACATCACCCTTGCTTGACTTTATCCCATATGGATCATTCTTTAGACATTTATCATATTTTTTACTCCAGCGCCCTACAGCAGGAACTAAAGTAATTCCTATGACCCTTATCTCCTTTGGCGGGTCGAGCTGTGGTCCCCTGTTTTTTACTTTAGCATAATATGACCTCAGGTCATTAATTACATCACCCACCCAAGACTCTTCTGTGAACCCAGTGCCTTTTCGTGGGAATTTGCCAAAGCAACCTCTTTCAGACATAGGATTATTAATTCCCACAAAAATTACAACATAGTCTGGATTACCTCGCAAGGCCTGTGCCAGCTTTCCCCCTAGCTGAAAGCTGGCCTTACCGCCTGTGGCGAACTTTCCGACGTCGATGTCGTCACCAAGAAGGTTTATATACGACGTATTGTTGTTGCCGACTCCGACAGTATTACTGTCTCCAACAGCTACTACTTTTTTTTTGACTCTTTGACAATCCCAGCGATATCTTGTCGAATTAACCTTCTCAGAGCGAGATGTCTCTCCTCATCGAGCTTAAGCTTATTCCTCGCCTGGTAGTTGACAACTCCTCCATCAGCTGTGTATGAGACAGAGAAGTCATCATAGCTATCAAGTGTTTCAAATTTATCGACCTGCTGAGACTCTGGTTCGATAACAGGAACATTTCTGAACTGATATCCTGTGGGATTAGGAGGGTGCATAGAGGGATAGTCTGGATAAGATGTCTCTCTTAGCGCTGTCTTAACTGTCTCTCTTATGAATTTTCTTAGATTCTTCATATCTTTTCTCATAGTTCTTTCCTCTAAAGATAGTTGTTGTCCTTGTTGTTGCTGTCGTTGAATGTGAGCTACTGCTGCAGCTGGATCTGAAAAAGTTAGATCCTCAACTCGAAAAGCTTGTTGTTGAGGAGCTTGCTGACCTGATCTTATCGGAGATCTCACATAGTCATAAGAATTATAGCCCCCCTCAGGGATTATTCTATTTTGATAAACAAATTCCTGTCCAACTGCTGCTGCTGCGTCTTCCTGAATGTGATAGTCATCTATGAGGTCAGCTAGAAGTATCATCCTGCGCGGAACTCCAAGTATCACACCTTTATTATCTCTAAATACCCTTGGTGCAGCTCCAGAGTCGAGAATTCCCATGAAGAACTTGAGTATTGGTGTGATGATTCCAGCGACTTTTGCCTTTGCAGCTGTTTTTGTTGCCAGCGATGTGGCTGGTCCTGTCGGACCTATGCCCCCGATCGGCATGTGAGTAAATTTTGGTGTGGCTAATCCTGTGACCTGAAGAGCCCTTTTAAGCTTAACAAGATTATTAACTATTGATGTCATCACACTGGCAGCCTCTCCGATCGGCCACTCTGCATCTGGAACTAACTCGAGAAGTCTCTGAAAGAGGTCGATCAGGTTAACTGTAATGCTATCTAGCTCATCATTCATCATCTCAACTGTGTCATCACTTGGTGATTTTAAGAATGCGGTGATCGCGACATCAGAATTATCCATGTCATCTTTCAGCTGTTTTATATTCCAGCCAGCGAGACCAGCGGCAGCAGGTACTCCAAAGAGTGGTACAGCTGCTAAAGCAGCTGCGCCTATGTCTCCTGCTATATCTCCAAATATCTGTGTAAATATTCCCTCAGTGACCTGGGTGAGACGATATCGGCTATTCTCGACGACATCATTCTCGTCAAAGACGTGACGTTCTGATATTCCGAGAGCTCTTGGATGCTTCACTTTAAAATCCCTTGGAGTCTTTCTGCTTCTTATGGCAGAGACATCCATATCATAAATATTCACATCGTCCTCTTCTTGACTGGGAAACATTACAGCCTCATATTCCTCATCCCAGTCCTTATTGACCCTTGCAAGGTATACAGAGTATGTAGCGTCAGCAGACAGAGAAGGAGAACCCTTGAAGCCTGTCTGGTCCCACCGTATCTTGTCACGACCTATCTTCTGCTTATAGTCATCTCCGCCGCCTATCGCTCCCACAACAGGAATGCCGATCCCTCTTCCGGACCACACACCCATTTCTGGCTTAACTGGACTTGGTTTAAATCTTTTGCTCATACTCTAATATTAATTATTATATCAGAGGATTAAAAACCAAGAAGGTCAGATCAATGTTTGTTTTCTAATTTTTCCCTGTGGACAACGATAGACTTCGCCTGCTGTGTTAGAATTGCTAGTGACGGCTCATGTCCGACATAGAATCTATTTTCCTCAAAGTGAGATCCAGGTGCTAGCTGAATAGATAGCCACTCCTCTCGTGTGAGACGCACCCCAAAGTGCTGTAGCAAGAATAGTGTATTATGTGAGACAGACACTCTAGAAAGGTCCTCATTAAACTTATATAGCTGTCCTAGCTTATCTCTATGCCACTCTGAGTCCTGTTCAAGAAATAGGGGTGCATCTAGGCCTCCGACCTTTCCTAAGTCATGCAGTAGTCCCACCTTTAAGATAGAGCCAGTTGTTACTCCCATGTCAAGGGTATCATTTAGTTTTCGCATGGTCATCGTAACATCTAGAGAGTGCTGGATTAGCCCACCTGGGAAGCAACCATACTGATCTCTTCTAGTAGAGGCCGGTGTCATTATAATCCTCTCGCCTAGTGACTCTAGCAGTGAATTAAGATTGTCGTCAGATAGCCTCTGACAAAGCTTTTCAAATGTTTCCCAGTTTGACTGGATCTTTTCAAGATCATTCATGTTTATCTCCGCCTATAAATTCTATCTTTATAGGAAATCTTTGTTTAAATTTTGGCACCTCTAGACCAGATGATGTTATCTCTCTGAGAGACGCTAGGGCTGACGCATCTAGATCTAATAAGATCGCATCATGGATGATGTAGAGAGGTTTAAATCTCGCGTTGAGGTCATCTAACTTGCTCTTAAGCATACTAAATGCTAGGAGAGATGCATCTGCTCCTGTGGACTGTAAAAAGTGATTCACTAGTGCATCTCCGGCAGGAACTCTTCTTCCATAGATATTTTCAATGAAGCCCTTTTCCCTGAACTCTCTCTTTAGACCCCTCTCTAGATGTGGTATGTCGAAGTAGTCTCTAATTCTCATTAATATATCTCTGGCATCTAGACTCTCAGGGAGCTTCTTAGATAGCGTCCATGGGCTCATTCCATATATGCACCCGAGTGTTGCTATCTTAGCCTGCGACCGTGAGACCTCTCCCCCGAGCACGTCATTCATGATAGTGTCATATATGTCTTCAGGTGGAGTCTTTTGTGCGACGCACAGAGCTATCCTGGGCTCAAGAGACACTATGTCAGCCTGAACGATAGATCCGTTCTTGAACTCAGATCTCATCATGCCTCTATACTTCCTCTTCAGGGTGAGGATATTAGGTCCGCTCGTGGCTGTCAGGCGGCCCGTGACAGTGTTGCTCTGGGTATAAGACGAGTGAGGTGCACGTCCACTTTCATCAGGTAAAAACTTTAGAAGGTCTGCTCTGGACTTATCTGTCGCGTCTATCAAAAAATTCTCTATCAGAAGCTTATCGACAATGGGCGGACAGAGGCTCTCTAGCATCCCTCTGTTGATCACGAATTCATTCATATAGTAACTGTCATTCTCTGTCCTGATGATCATCCAGAGCTGATCTAGGATGCCTGAGAGGTATCTCTGAAACTGATCGGGCGGGATGGCATGCATCCATGGTATCCTGACATCCCTTCCCCTTGTCATTGACTCCCAGGCCACTGCGTGCGGTGTGTCTTCAAATCCTGATATCTTCTCTCCGAGAGCCTCTGCTATAGGTAGCAGGTCTCTGTGACCGGAGACTCCAGGATAGACCCACGAGTCACTCGGAATGCTCGACGCCCATGAGAATTCTGTTCCGTCATGCACGAGGTGCCTCGGTGTTCCTAGTGTGCTGTTCAGTATCGTGACTTTCACGTGTTAATAATACAGACTGTGAGTTACATGTATTGAATTTTTAGCTGTGGGCTATCCGATGTTAGCGGTGGAGATGTGCCCCCAGGCATCTCCCGCACCTGCACTACATATCTCCCCGAGGCGTGGGAGTGCTGATGCGAGGACACCCCTGAATGTATTCATCGTTCCATTTGACACAAATGTCATGTCAAGTGATGTCTCAAACCTACCTGCGCTTATCGTATGTGTTATTCCTGTGACCCTGTATAGGTTATCTGCTGTGGTGCCTGTGCCCATGTCAATAAAAAATTGCTGCCCGTACTCAACTAGTGGGCAGCCGAGGAGAGTGATCCTAGCTGATGCTGGTATCACCTTCACCTCCTCGAGATCATTACTTGCGCCAGGCTGCACCTGATTTCTTTGTGATATTGCATTCAGTAGTAGCACGTTATTAACAGCACCTGAGGTGTTAGAGCTGAGAGATACAGACTGCATCGCGCTGAACTGTGACCCAAATGTCATACTGGGAACAGAGCTCTTGAGTATGTCCTTTATCTCTGCGTTAGATATGTTAGCAGTGTATACCATATACTCTGTCCTGTTGTCAGCAGAGTCTGTAGATTGCCTTAGTGAATTTCTGTTCTCTAGGCAGTCACTGACCGACGTGTCACAGCCGTTAGGCCGGACGCCTTCATACAGGTGCCGGTAGCTGGGGCCGGCTGCAGATGTTGATCCCTTTATCTTTATGGCCATATCGGCGTCATTCATGGCAGCTAATATGAATCTCTGGTCATCGTGAGGTGTTGAATTTGAGTCAAATATGTGGATCCTGAGTATAGACTTATCAGGGTCTAAGACGAATGTATCGTCGTCCTGAACTGAGTATGCTGGAAGTGTCTCGAAGTATGCCACGACACGTGGGATGATAAATACAGGCTCTCCTCCCTCTCTGTACATCCTAATGAGAGCATCGCTGATCTTATTACTCACACTGTGTACCTGGGACTGGTGCTCACGCTGCTCTGCCTCAGTTGCTCCTTCCATGTCCCGCTTTTCTAGGTCGCTGAGCTTACTATACAGGGTTGCCATCTCAAATCCATAGTTTAGATCTGTCGGATCATTGACAAACTCACCATTGATCATGTTAATGAAACCCTCAACTGACATTCCCGGAAAAGACTCCGCATACTCCATTAGCTTCATGTGAAAGTGTGCATAGTCAACTAGGAAGTTAGCGATGGTGTCATAATTGCGTGCCTCTCCTGCTCTAGCATTAAATCTATAGAACATCATCTGCACCTCATCATATCTTCCTGACGCTGCAAGAGGCCTTCCTACAAATGCTAGAAAGATCATCCCTAGTGAAATCATTCCTCCGCCGTGTGCTTCTTCAGCTAAGATTGCAGCCATGACGGCCTCAAGGAAGGGAGGAGGTAATGTGCTACGAAAGGCGTCAGGCTGGGCAACTAGTGCTAGAGAACGTGCCCTGAGCTCTTTCATAAGTGTTTGATTGCTTTTTGCAACTAGGCCTATGTCATTTGGGTCTGTTGGGTCGCCGACGAGAAGCTTAATGATAGAGTATAGATCATCCACAGCCGGCACTCCCTGCTTGCCAGAATTTAGCAAGGCGAGATACTCTGTCCACAGACTTCTAGGGATAACTGAGCTATTTGAGTTAGCTGCGTCAAGTGACACACTTATTCTCTGTCTTATCTCTCTAGATGCGTCATCATTCCCGTTATATGAGTCAAATAGCCTTGCTAGGTGAGTCGTGATCATGCTCTTGAGAGGTGCTGCTGGAACGACGTTACCAATAGCTATCGGAAGTGACCTAGCATCTGCGCCGCCTCGAGATGCTAGCTCCATCCTCACCTTAACCTGACCGTCATTTCCAATTGTAAAGTTAGATGACATGATGTTAAAGATGCCTCGTGTCCTCATCGAATTGATCAGAGTTCCGTATACATTAGAGCTCTCACTAGCACCACGCTTGCCGAGAGGTGTGGACCACATCGAGTCATTTGGATGCATCCATCCGTATTCTAGCATGATATATGTCGTGCCGAATAAGTCAGCTGATATCAGCGGTGCTATGTCTGACATCCTCGACCGATCATGTAGAGTGAAGCTTATTGTTGCATTCCTATTAGCTAGCAGTGCCTGACCTAGTCCTCTCACGCTGATGCTGATTGTGTCTAGTGTGAGAAGAGGCTGCATGGGATCTAGCACACCTCCAGACATTCCTGAGAAGTTTTGAAATATGCCGCCATCTTCGCCCTTCCCAGTGCTGTTTATGTCAGCATTAACTAGAGTCTGTGGAGACGTGAATAGCTCCATTCCTGCTGTTGATACAGACTCTCCCCACTGATCGAATCCACTCTGGCTCGATGCATCGACTGTCGCGTCTGTGATTATCTGTCCGGGCATGCCACCCACAGCTGCGACCCTGAGTGCAGACCTCATTCCGATCTTATCATGCCCGGGTCCCGGAAGACTGCCGTCATTGCCATTCATCCCAAGGAATCTCAATAGTGATAGCTGCTTTGTCCTCTCTCCGAGCAATGGAGGGACTGCGGCGACAAAGAACATGTTGATATAAGGAACGCTGAGTGACATCTCAACTGTTGGAATTGCATTTGCAAATAAGCCGACTGCAGCTGTATTCCTTGTGGGCGGACCAATCCTGAGGTTTGGAAATAACCACGCTGAGAGTGATGGGGACATAAACCTGTTAGGATCCTTGGGTGCGCTGTTGACGAATCTCCCTGATCTGTCTTCTGCAAATTTACCCTCCTCCCCATCACCAGAGGCATAATCCTCTGCGATAGACCTGATCATCTTGTGTATCTCTGCTTTGTCTTCTGCTCTATCTAGGATCATCTCCCCGGCGGGTTCATCAGGGTCTGCGCACTCAAGAGGATTATAAGCAGCTGTCTTAACTAGTGGCTTTAAGCTATCTAGCTCTGTCCATAGTCCTGGCTCATAGACACACTGGACGAAATCATCGACACCGGCATACTGATTACCGCCCTCATTTACCTTAAACTTTTCAAGCAGGCGAGTCACAGACAAGAGATCTTTCGTGAAGTACGCTCCCTCTGACGTGTCGAGTAGCATATAGAGAAGGTTATCAATGATCTCTGCGTTAACTCCCTGCCCCGCTGCTGCGAGTGAAGCACCGAGGTCAGCAGCAATGAGAGCATCTATGTCTTGCCCAGATCCCAGTGCTGCCTTATTAATGATTTCAAGTATGTCACCCCTGCCGAGAGCTGCATAGTACTGATTTAATAGCCTGATAGCTGCAGATAGTCTGTTAACTGAATTAGACTGAGTATTACTAAGACCGTTCATGTCACCTCATCATTGACATGATCATGCCTGGATTAGTTGGAATCCTGATGAGAGTTCCTGCTGGCACCTGGAGGCACCAGCCTATTCCTGATGCTGCAGCTATTACCCACCAGAGTGAAGCGGTTCCGTATGCTCTTCCAGATAGGTGATCAAGCCTCACACCCTCTGTGAGTGTGATAGACCTATAGGATATCTGTCCAGTGTCACATGCCCTGTGTATCTTACCTGACAGGCTTGGAGTTCCTAGGATCCTCCTGCCTAGTATCTGTGGTGTGAATGTGTACCTGCTAAATGACATTATCTATCACCCCTCCTCCGGTGTATCAGTTCCTGAGCTCTTCTTGACTGTCGCGATCCTTCCTGCATTAGTATATGCATCTAGTGAGGCACGGCCACTATCATTATACGGATCACCCGCGACATTCCGCATCACCTCTCCGACATTATAGATTGGTGCCCTATTGAATCCGGAGTGATCAAGTCCTGGTGGGATGTCGTGGATCACGTCAAGACTCATGTCGACTTTGACCGCCATAGGTGCCCGAGAGTTATGATCTATCTCCCAGTTATAGTCCATCCAGTCAAATGATAGTCTCGTTATTGCTCCTGCTAGTCCTCGACCCCTAGAGGACTCAAAGGCCTTTGTGATCGGATTATTCTTAGCCTGCATGAACTGGGCCTGTGTTGTTGCAAAGAGATTATCAGATACGATATCAGCTGGAATTCCAGCTATAGACGCTAGCGTGTTAGCTGCCTCCTGAAGGTGTCCTGATCCTGCCTGTCCAATGCTTAGAAACGGCAGAACATACATGTTAAATATCCCTGAGGGATTTGGCAATAGCATGGAGTGTGTGACATCAGTGAACTTCATGAATAACTTAGCTGGTGCATTTACGTCGATCACCATCACCTGGTACTTAGTCTGCCTCAGAGGAGTTCCCTTATTACGAGGGCCCTTGAATGGGGCGGTGTGTCCGTCTCTCTCAGACTGCAGCATCTGTTTCTGTCCGTCTATCTGTGATGGCTTCACGATGATGACCTTCAGCGGCCTATTTATCTTCCACTTTCCAAGTGAGTCTCCAGACTTCGCTGTAAAATTCACGTCATACCCAGCTGTTGCCCTGAGATACACGACGTTGAGCGGAAAGTATCCACGTAATTGTGGGCCTGCCTCTGTGTCTAGCATAGACATAGCATACTCTATGCCCCCCTTCAGTGTGACAGAGGGCACCGATGGCTGTGAGACTGAGTCGGGATCCTTGAACTGCCTGTTTATAAAGAACATAGCAGCGGGATTTGCAAATCCATTCTCTAGAAGCTGTGACACAACAGAGCCAACAGCTCGTGCCACATCAGCCTGAGGAATTTTAGCTATGAGTGCCATTGGAGATGCAAACATCACATTAAAGACCTCCCTGTGGACCGGGTGCATGCCAGCCTTAGCCATCGCATCTGGTACTGTAGCTAGGGTCTTCTGCGCAACAGCCTCATCGACGAGGCTAGGCTTAATTCCTGTGTCTCCTATTCCAAATAGCCTTGCAAGGTTAAATCTTGAATAATTTCCCTTTATCACGTCACCGACCCTCAGTCTGATGATCGGGGATCCTCCGAGGACCTGGCTGAATGGCTGGATAAATGTGGATTTTCCGAGTGCACGTGCACTTGCTAGCTTATCGCCCTGTGTCCACTGCGGATATATCATCGTAGTCAGCTTATTTATCTTCCACCACATCTCATCAAAGTCTGTCTTAGATGTAGACGCTATGATGAATGAGAGTGATATGCTACGTGTCGTGCTCTTGAATGTCTGAACAGGGTCCATTCGACCGTATCCTGCAGTTGACGTGAACCTCGGGTTATACGAGTCACCGAGTTGTGTGATAAACGCGTGGAAGGAGACGATCTCATTTGTTCGTAGGTCATGGAAGTAAAATGGGACATACTCTGCATCTAGAAAGTTTTCCATTCTCTCTACGACGTCACTTGGAATTCTTGCGTTCTGCCCCTCCATGGCAGGATCTATGTAAGTGTCTTTAATGAGGCTAGACCCAACCAGTCCCTTGAGGGGATTCTGGCCTGTGGCAACTGTGTTGAGCTGGATAGACGCGTTAATGATATTCTGTGATATCATGTACATGCTTGGAACTGAGTTTCCCCTCCACGCTAGGGCTAGGTTTGTATTGCCATCCTGACTCCTGCTCTTAGAGATCCTGGTGGCTGGGCCGTCAGGTAATGCATCTACATTAAATGGACTAACTGATGATCCTGGTGTCTTTGCCTCCTCAACAGATCCACCTGATGCCTTTAGGGCGACGTCACCCGTTACTGCCATGACATTTAATATGTCTATTATGCCTGACTTTGAGATCTCAAAGAGAATATTACTGAATGAGCTCGTCGTGTTTCTTAGTCCCTCACTATTTACTATCTGGTTTGTCGTCACAGAGATGTCTGAGTAAGATCTCAGTATCTTTCTTGCAACAGATAGCCAGAAGCCTGATGACTCTCCAAGCATTGGTGAATTATCTACAGTTTCACTGAGTGAGCTCATAGCTGTTGCGGTATTTGCTGATGAGGCCTCAAATGATGAGAAGTTTATGTTAAATAGCAGGTCAAATCCTAGGTTCACACATGTCTCATATGGATAGTCGGTGCTTGTGAGAATGACACGCCTAAATAGCTGCATCTTTGATAGATGAGGTATGACCCTCGCCTGTCCCTGGAAATAAGGACCATTTAGCAGGTCAACCCTGTTGCTGAGGCCACCGATGAGAACTGAGTCAAAGACGACCTTTGAGAATGCCATCATGGCAACTATGGCGCCCGCAGCCTGTGACACAAGGACGTGATGTGACGTCGAGCTCGTGAACGGTGTGTCGGGTGTGTTTATCGTTCCGTGAGATCTCGTGTATCTTGTCTGACTCAAGTCATTATGTATGAGAAGGTCCCCTCTCGCAGCACGTGTCGACTCTCCAGACTCCCCACTCGGTGCACCGAATGCATTTTTAGCACGCAGGACCGCTGGGTCAATCAACCGATTAGTATAGTCAGTTGACTCCCTGTTAGCTGTGTTATCAAGATACACAGGATCATTTGGATCTACACTTCCGTCATCGCCTGATGGAGAGGTTGACTTATCCCAGCCGGCTGCCTTTATCATAAGTGACTCCGCAACATTTTTGAGCTCGTCACTTATCATCTCGACAGCCTCCTTGTCATAGTCACCAAATAGATTCTGAGATGTTGTTGTTCCCTGAATAGATTCTCCCATCTCTAGAGCACTTACTGTAGTTGGATATTTTGAGTATATTTTCTTCCTTCCGTCAGATGCTGGGTTGAATCTACTATTCCTGACGAGGTCTGACTCGACCTGCTCCTGGAGGATTGACTCTGGGAGATATCCGCTATCAGCGAAGCCCTGGTTTCCCATGTCCTCTCCAACTATGCTTGACAGCATCGTGTGTCCAGAGTGGTGAGGTGTCTGTGCACTTGGGTCATCCTGAATTCTTGGATCATTATGGCCTGTCTTATCGATTATGTCAGACAGGTCATTCTCACCGCTGTCGAACATTCCAGAGTTAGAGTAAGAGGTCATGACAGGTCCCAGGTCACGGTTTAGGCTATCTGACTCTGACGTCGTGACGAACGGACGGACGACACCCTGTTCCTCTGCCGCAGGAAGGACATTACCTCTGTCAGACGACGCAGCCTGCTCTATCCCTGGCTCTAGAGTGAATAGGTTGCCTGACTCGTCTACGATAAGCTGTAGCCACTCTCCCAGTAGTCCCTCACTCACTCCTCCCTCGTGGAGGCCTAGTAGTTCCCGCTGTGTTCCTGGATCTATTCCTAGGTCAGCTCCGACTCCATCACCACTCGGATCATCGATCGTGTATGCTATCCGATTCTCTGTTGATATCCCACCGTCTAGGTGCACACCGGCTGCAGCCAAGAAGTCTTTTAGCTTTTCTCGTGCCATTTCTTGACCTCCTTAGCAGTTGTCACCTCAGCTATCGCATCTATCATCTCAAAGAATCCCTTGTCATCTGCTGCGAGTGACTGTATGTGATTAGCTAGCTCACTCAGCGGCCCTGTTAGTGCCTCGAGCTCTCTCTCGACCTGCTTTATCTCCTCCTCAGATAGCCCACGTATGCTATTCTTATATAGCTCGCTCTCCCTGACGTCCTTCATGAAGTCCATATCACACCGTGGACCCAGGTGTTGAGTGACTGACCTGTACGCCGCCGGTCCCAGTTCCTCTGACTATCTGGTCTATCAGGGCTACACTGTCAAGATTGACTATTACCTGCACGCTATTATTGTCAGGGTCAGTGTTAGTTTCGACTTTCTCGAGGACTTCTTTGAGCTCATCTAGACTTCTAGAACTAGATGTTGGACCGCCGGCATGTCTCGGTGCTCGGCCGCGGTGACGTGCGGGAGTTCCATCCTCTGACTCTTCCTCAGCAGCTTCTTCATCCTCACCTACGACCCTTGCTCGTGACGCTGCTCGTAGCCTCTCTCCTGCGATGTCAGCGAGGGATGCAGTACTTTCTGCTCCCATGTACTCTTGAACTAGCTCTGGGTCTAGACCGAATTGCTCCTGGATCCTCCTGAGGTCTGCAGAGTTAAACGTCTCTTTCATCATCTTCATGTCAGCTAGAAAAGACCCAGCGCTATCCTCTAGTGCCTGCATGTCCTTTCCTTGTGTCCAAGCTGAGCTCGACATGAGTGACCGTATCTGTGCCTCGTAGTCCTCGCCTAGGTGTAGCCTCTGCCGTAGGGCTATCTTGTCATCCTCATTGAGCTCATCATATGTCTGCTCATATGTCCTGGCCACATCCTGGACCATCCTCGTCAGAGCACTATCACTCTGACCTAGCATGACATTCATTGACTCTGCGTTGATGTTCTCCATCTCGCCGAAGCTCTCCTGCAGAGCAGGTGGAAGAGCGTCAAACGCGAGCTTGAAGCCCTCAAAGACCTCCCTTCCCGCGGGAGACATGCTGCGCCTTTCCCAGCCGCGTGGGGGCCTCGTAGAAATTTTGAGATAGTCATTCTCGATCTCTCCGAATGCGTTAGAGAATCCAGTTGTCAGGCCCTCTGTCATCCTCTCGACGATCGCCATCCAGGGAGCGCCAGAGAATCTTGTCCACTCTACCTCTACGCCGTTGACGATGGCAGTTGTCGTTTCGTAGACCTTCGCACCCGCAGTTCTTACGTCTGTGTTGAGCGTGTTGATCCAGTCCATCAGGCCACCTGCTGTCTCCATAGATAGCGGGCCCTGAGCCAGGTCCTCCATCGCAATTGTGAGCGCGTCAGACTTCTCTGTCGAGTCTGTCAGTGCCTCCACCGCCTGGTGTCCGAACCTGATAAATTGCTGCTCCGCTTGGAATGTCGAGTCTATGACACCCTCCCTGAATGCCTCCTGCATGTGATCTCTCATTGCATCAGCACGCATCTCAGCAGCATTGCTCATCACCTGGATGTCATCCTGTATCTCATCCATGGCAGCTCCCGTATCCGTGGCAACGCCTGAAGTTGCCATCGAGAGCTCCTCGAATGATGTGATAGCTGTCCTAGGATCTAGTAGTCGTTCAACGGAAGCGACGTCCTTGAGGTTCAGCTGCTCCTTTATGAGACGCTTCTCAGCGAGACTGAGCTGGTCAACTGACTTTCCTGTCTGGAGGAAGTCCTGCCTTATCCGTCGCAGGAATCCCCCTTGGTCCTCATTTGCTAGCCTCATCAGCTCCATGGCGTCAAGCTGAACTCCGAATACAGTCGTGAGAGCTGATACGGACTGAGATGCCTGCTCGAATCCTCGGAACTGACCCACCATTCCTGATAGGTCACCGTATGCGATGCCTATCTGGCGCAACTCAGAGCTTATTCGAGCTGACTCGACAACTGTGACATTTCCAAAGTTCTCGGTGTCACTTATCATCGCTGACATGTTCTGTGCGATGAGCTTAGCTGAGTCACCTGTGTAGTCAGCTACCTTATTAGCATATACGACAGCCTCCCTCAGCATATCTGTGCCAGCCTCGCCTGTCAGGCTTATCTGTCTCCTTATGAAGTCGCCTGTCTGCTTCGACTCTAGGCCTATGCCCTCTCCAAAGAGTTGCATCTCTATTGCAAGATTTGCATTAGCTGAGCTCAGCAGAGCGTAATTACCTGCCTGCTCCTCAGCCATCTCATTGAAGTATTCCATGGCCTCGCCGACATCCTTAAACACAGCTTTCAGACTCATCTGATGTATCTCATACATCTCTGAGGTCCTATTCATCTCACTGTAGACATCTCTTGTCGTCGACTGCATGACCCTGGCCATGTTATTTGTAGGTGATAGGATGTCGTCACCCAGCCCACCGAATTGGTACTGGATCTTGTCATATGCTTCACGCATCTTCGAAGGAATCTGGCTAGCGATAGTCGCGCCAAATTGATCCCACGTGTTCTGGACTCCCTGTCCTACCTGCTGGAGCTGGCGACCAAGTGTGATGAAGTCAGATGCCTCCTGATTCGCACCTCGGACGTTAGCCCGCCAGCCGGCTGTTGCTACCTCACCGCGTTCGGCCTGATTTGCTGCCTCACGCCAGACCTCTGCCTCGGACCTGGTCATGCGAGATCTTGTTTCGTCTACCATCAGATATCCCTCTGTCTAATATGTATTACGCTACAGAGAATCACTTAAAGCTCTTTGGCCCATCTTTCGGTGGTGATGATGCTGCCTCAAGGCCCATCTCTCCCATAGGAAGATCTCTCACATTCCTTCTTGACGTGTTGTCTGACTGACGCTTCCGTGCGTCAGCTTGGTCAGAGTACTCATCAGCGATCCTCTGTATAAACCACTTCCTATATGCGACAGGCATAGACGAGATATCACTATAGTCGATCTTGAGATGAAAGAGGAGGAGGAATGCCTCCTCAAGAAATTGCTCTCTTAGACTACGAGCTGGGCCAAAAAAAATTGATTCCTATCGGAAGAGGTACCTGAGATGATTCTCCGCAGCCTGGACACTTCATCCAGCCCTCCATATTTATCCCGGGTTCACTCTCTAGCATATACTGCCTGATCTTTCTAGAGTCCTGTGCTGGCATTCCACTTATGAATGCGTTGATCTTATTCTGGTCTGTGATACCATCCACAGACACGATGAACTGCTCGAGCCTAGCTGTCACAGCATTCTCTACCTCAAGATCAGGAATAAGCTTCTTCTTTCTCTCTGCGACCAGAGCACGCTCCTCTTCGTCCCTGCCTGTCAGAAACCTGAAGTGTACGACCTTTTTTGTGACAGGAAGTGTGTATGAGAATAAGTTCTCACCAGGACTCACAGGCTCTATCTCTAGGCGTCTAATTTCTAGCTCTGCAAGATTAAAACTCTGCGTGCTTCTATTTGCACACTCTGGACAGCTTACCTCTGCTCCGTATCTAGTTCCGTATCCAGTTACCCTCACAGAGACCATCAGAGCGTTTCTATCTCCGAGCAGNAGNTCTCTCACGTCAACNGTCTTNTCAATCAGGCATGACTGAAGAAGATGAGTGATAACAGTTCCATTTTGTATTAGAGGTCTTGACGCAAGAATATCCTCCTCTCTTGCTGTCATTGCCCTGATGTCTAGAGTCTGCCTTCTAAACAGCGGGCTATTTGCAGGATATACCTTCCCCTCTGACGGAACAGGAACTGACTCAACTGGAATTTCCCAGCCAAAATCCTCTTTCATAATATCACGAACTGTAACTTCAGGGCGACTCGACATTAAATCCTCATCTTCTTTTAGATAATTGTTCAGCTAAATCATTTCAATGTAAAATAAAAAGGTCCCCCGTAAGGGACCCTCTATAAGGATAATTATCTCGGACTCTAGAATTGAAGAACAGCGTTATCAAATCTTAGAGTTAATGAGATCTCAACAGGCTCCACATCATTGTCATATGTGAGAGAGTTATAGTTAGCATCTGTGATAAATGCTCCCTTTATATCCCACAGCTCAACAACAGTTCCTACGGGATCAAGTAGCTTGCACTGGATATCTCTCTTGTAGAAGTCAGCATATCCTGCTCTTCCAGACACAGATTCATAGTGCGTTCTCACCCACTCCATCACCTGCTGAGCACCAGACGGTGCTATTGGATCGTGAAGCGTGATACCCATCGTGCTAAATGTTAACCTGCCTGCGACGTATCGCTTAGCATTGATGAAAGGAATCTCCTTCTCAGCAATTGCCATCTGCGGTCGTGCAGCAGTTTTCATTAAGAATGCATCAACACCCTCTATAGCAAAAACCCACCTAAATTGTCTTTTGGGCTCAAACTTATTTGGAAGCATGTCGGTTACAGAAAGTGTCTCAGCCATTTAAAATTCTCCTAACATCATTAAATATACTACTAGCAAAGATTATTCTAAGCTCCGAAGAAGTTACCTGCATTTGTGACTACAAAGTCTAGAGATACGAACTCAGCCGTTCTAGTGGGCTGTATGAATATCTTACCTCGTAGAGTGTTATTTTCAACATCTGCCTGTGTCGTAGTTGTTGCATCAATAATAACCTTATACCTATCCACACCACTCTTTTCCTGGATGCTCTGTAAGATCGGTGTGACAAGTGCATTAAATTTATCTAGAGTCTCCTGTCTATTGGGTTCAAATAGCATTAATCTTGCTATATTTCTGACAGACCTTCTTATATTAATAAGCAGGCGTCTCACATTTACCCTGTCTAAGGCTGATGCCTCTGCTAGCAGTGTCTTCTGCCCCCAGACCATCATTCCAGTTCCAGGGAACTTAGTTATCGGATTAATTGATGCATCATAGATCTCATCAAGATTAGCCTTATTTAGCGGAAGTGTCGATAGTATCACGTCATCTAGGGCTCCTCTCGAGTACCCTGCTGGCGCGAACCACGGATATCCTATGCTGTCATTGAGTGACAATGCCCCTAGAACAGAGACTGAGGGCGGGACCTTGACATTAGTTGATGTCGTCGGATCTCTGACAACCATATCAGGGAAGTAAGCGGCGGCGAAGGATGAATTTAGTCCTCTATTCTTAAAGGACGTGACTGTGTTTCCAACACTTGGAATTTGAACAGAGGATGTGACAACTGTGTTTACCTCATCCCGCTCCTCGATGTCCATCACATACATCGCGTCAAATCTATTCTCTACTGTGTCAATTGCATAGTCTGTCACAGCGCTGTGTCTAGCTCCAGGGACTGCGAGTAGCTTGATATCAACATCTGACTTAGTTCCCATGATATCTAGTGCCTTTCTATATGCGGCTACTGTTGGACCTGACGTTCCTCCTTGGCTAGTTGCGTCGTCCATCTCTCTCTTTATAGCAGCATTTAGGAATCTAGCCTTGTCCCTATCAAAAGTATTGCTTCCGTCAAACCCACCCTGCAGGAAGAATGTGAACTTGGCAAATCTTCTATTTCCTGATGACTTCAGGTCATCTACCTTGAATGCACGGGTCTTGAGAGTCTCATTAGCAGATATCTGTCCATTTCTCACGTAAGACGCGCTAGCCCACTCTTTTGTGTCTGCTATGTTGACACCGCCCTCAACTGTTGATCCTGTTCTCACCTGGAGGCGCTCTAGTGTGAAAATATTATTATTGAACCTATCACAGTCAAATATCACACCACCTGAGTCTGCCTTTCCAGGATTATTTCCCACAGACACATTTAAAGATGACGGTGCGAAGTTTGGAAAGTATTTCGCATAGCTGAAAAATGACTGATCAAGGAGTCCATCTTGATTTGGTTCGGTAATAGGATGATCACTTACAGTCAAGTTAGCACCCCAGTAAAAAATTGCCTTTGCACTTTTATTTGGTGCTTGTCCAACAGCCACATTTCTTCTGTAAGGAATTGGCATTTCTACTATGTGCTTGATCGGATTATTAGTTATTGCTGTGTTGAACTGTGCAGTTCCTGTTGTTTGGATAGGACCACTTCCTGATGTCACGAGGTGATTATATCCTCTGTGACCTATTGGAAGTGCTGTCTTTGGAACCTGTCCGGCCTTCATCGCTGTTGACATCTCAACTCTTATGAAGTTAGACATGACAGGGTGATCTCCGTCTACGACTATCTTCTGTGCAGCTGGTGACTGATCAAAGTCAAAGTATACCTTCTTATCTCCAATTGCCCTTGCCACATACTTGTCACTAGATGGATCAAGATTAATCCCACGATATGACTCTAGAATAACCTTTTCATAGTCACTGTCGCTAAATTTTCGGACCACTATATCAAATGTTCCAAACTTATTAGTTGCTGAGCTTCTTGGCTTAATATTCTCTATAGACACCTTAAACCTTGTATTAGAATATTCTCCGTCAGCAATTGCGTGAATCCTAAATAGGTCATACTTCGTTCCGCCGAAGTCCTGTGATATCATGAATGGAGCTGACGGTGATGTAAATCTATCCTCAAATGACTCATAGTTAGGCTGTGTCGTCGAAGAGGAATTTCTACTATCAGATCCACTGGCCAGGAATGCACACTCATTCCACTTAGTGGGATTTCCTGTCTTGCTGAAGTCTACTGTGTTACTCAGCACGCCTGTTCCTGTGACGACAGCGAGAGCTGGGTGGATGTCATACCTTGCGTAGAGTAAGTGACCTGTTCGCTCTAGTGCTGTTGGATCAGTATTAAATTGATTTCCAAAATAGCCATCCTTTTTCATGTCAAAAGATGCTGTGATAACATTCTTTCCTGAGCCAGCGATCGCTGTAGAGTGACCATTAAGTAACATCACAAATTCTTGTGATGAAAGGTGAACAGATCCTGTCATGCCACCCTGTATATTTGCGTCTCCTGACCTATACTCAGTCGTATTACTGGGAGCTGCACTGCCCTGAGCGATAAAGTTTCCAGAAAGAGATAGGGTAACTCCAGAAGCTGCTAATAGCACACCCCTGATGATAGGGACGGCTGGTGGACTACCAAGGGCTGTTGCCTTAGTTTCCTGGAGGCCCGCCTCACTGAAGACTGTGCTTCCAGCTGACTGTGACATCCAACAGCCTAAGAAGTATGTCCTTCCTAGCGAATTCCCATCAGAAGATCCGTATTTATTTCTTGCAACAGTGCCATTATCCTGAACGATCTCTGCTCCGGCAACGAATCCTGCATTTGTCACCTTTCCTGTGGTGGTGGATCTACGCTTACCGTTGCCAATTCCTAGCAGTCTGATATAAGACAATGACTGTGCTGACTTGAGATATGCATCTACGGCTAGCGGTCCAAACTTTTCACCATCACTGTCACCAAATACAGCTGCAAAATTTGGGTAACTTGCAACTGTGATGGGAACAAACGCAGGTCCCTCATCAGCAGTTCCTATGACACCAGCCGGGACACCGATAGGGGCTGCTGGAGTAGGAAAAGATAAGTCTATTTCTGTTGCTGTTGTTCCAGCACTTCCAAAGAGTATGTCAGCCATTTATTTTATTCTCCGATATCATTAATTATCCATTATTCAAAACTTACACCAGCATTGGTAATAATAAAGTCAATAGCGACAAATTCAACTGCTCTTGTGGGTACAACAACAATTCTTCCATTCAGAACATTATTTTCAATATCTTCCTGAGTGTTATTGCTAGAGTCCATCACAACCTTAAACTGATCAATTCCTTGCTGACTCTGAACTGTTGCTAGCAGAGGAGTTACCTGTGAGACAAATCTTGCTCTAGTCTCTGGCGTGTTCTGCTCAAAGACTATCCTATTTGCAATATCAACAACAATTCTCTTGACCTCGAGAAGCATTCTTCTGACATTGACTCTGTCTAGAGCACTTCTTGCAATCTGGAGCGTCTTTTGTCCAAAAATCACGAATCCTGCCTGTGGGAATGTAGCTATGGGATTTATTCTTACCTCATATAGGTCATCTCTATCACGCTGATTGAGTCTCACATCTACATTTACCACATTATCTAGAGCGCCTCTGTTAAATCCTGCAGGAGCAAACCATGGGTATGAAATACTATCATTAAATGCTAGTGCACCTATTGCAGCAACTGATGACGGAACCTGTACGGGCTGATTATTGATGTCATCTTGAATTGATACATCAGGGAAATATGTTGCTGAGTAGTTGCTATTAACTGCTCTTGAGTCAAAGCCCTCTGCTGTCTTAGAAACTGCCGGTTTTTTCGACCGATTAAAAATCCTAACTCCGTCGCTGTCGTAGTTTGGAATATCTAGGAGATATATCGCCTTGCCGTAGTCATCAAGTAAGTCAAATATGTAGTTAGACAGTGATCCGTCTCTTATCCCTGGTATTGCTAGGATGTTCACCCTAGACACCATAGGATCTGTTAAGATCTTGCCAGCTGTTCTATAAGATGCAACTATACCGTTCAGCGGACCAGCTCCAAAATTATTTTCAGAACTCAGACCGATATCCATAGATGTTCCCACTGCTGGTACACCTGATGCTGCCTTTCCACCTGTGTCAGTGGAAGTAGATCTATCATCTAGCTGTGCCATATCTCTATCAAGAATATTCACACCATCAAATCCGCCGTATAGCATATTTGTGAATTTTGTATACTCATGAAATCTATTAAAATAGACTGAAGAAGTTAGAGATAGAAGTGAGGCAAATGTTAGGCGACGAGCCCTACTGCCATCGACAACTGTGTAATTTGCACTGTCAGGACTTCCGTTTCTAATGTATGCTGTTTCTAATATGTGGTCCTTTGCAGATCCAGTTATCGATCCATTAGCTGTAACTGAGAGATCTGGGTCTCCGCTGCTATTATCCTGTATCCTATTAGAGAGAGCAACCCTTGCAAGTGTGAACTTATTATTATTAAACTCATCTGCTCCGCTTCCTGTGACAAGAGAGTCTAGCTTTACAATTCCTAACATCTTAGAGTAGTTTCTGAGGAGATCATTGATCGCATCAGACGCATTTGGATTAAGAATCGAATTAGAAAGTTCGGTACTTCTAGCTACTCTAGTATACTTTACGCCCCAGTAATATCTACTGTCTACCCTTTCATCGTCACCAGGGGCACCGACATAGGGCTGGGTTGTAGATATATTTCCTCGTGTCACCTTAAATCTAAATGGAACAGGCGGTAGGATTGATCCACTGAGAGCAGACACAAATCCCATCGCAGCTCTATTTGGGGTGCCAGATCCAGTCACATTACTAAGCCTTCTGGATGTGGGTCCACCTGGGCTATCATATGTTCCAACTATAGGTGTGGTAGATTGATCTGTTAGTGTATCTGAAGTCTTCAGTAATGGCAGTCCTCTGAATCCGAAAGGCAGAGCACTAGATGGAACGTCTCCATTTTGAAATATCTCACTCATTACAATTCTGACTCTAGTTGACCTATTAGGATATTTCCCCCTTACGATCATCTTTCTCTCATCTTCATCCTCGGCGTCAAAATTATAAAATGCCTTGAAGTCTCCAATCTTTTTAGCAACAAAGTCATCATCATTAGGATTAAGTGTACAGAGCGGATATTGCTCCAAAACTGCTGGATTAGTATCTGTATCATTAAATGCTCTAACTAGAACAGAGAATGTTCCATACGGATCTCTTGGATTAGTACTCTTTCTAATATTAGAGATAGAGACCTTAAAGCTTTCATTTACAACCAGGCCATCAGATATAGTTTCAAAGTGGAAAAGATCATATTCTGCTTGTCCGTATGGTTGAGATATGAAGCTAGTTGATTTTGCTGCGCTATATCTTGTATCAAGTCTTCCAAATCTATTTAAGAATGTCGTAGATAGAGCAGAAGCTGAAGAGTCCTTATTACTTCCTGACACAAGTGCGACGACTGGCCTGCCAGAGCTTGCTCCAACTCCTGCTACCAGGTCCTCAACTGGGAAGTGAGCATATAAGACGTGCTGATCTTTTTGGAATCTTTCTGGATCAGTATTTAATATATTTCCAATATACGCATCAGAAGCTGGATTTAGAGATGCTGTAAAGACTCTAATTCCAGGTGAGTTATCATCTTTATAAAATCCTGCACCTGCAGAGGAAGAGACTATTAGCTTAAATAATCCCTCTGAGCTTGGTACTGAATTGCTTGATGATCCGTGCAATCTGGGGCTGAGTTCATTATAGGATGAGCTATAATCCATGACCTGAAAACGTGTTCCTGTGGGCGTAAATAGCATCCCTCTAACGAGGTTAATAAATCCATCTCCACTAGCAACATTATAGCTGTTATTATCTGAGAAGATTGGATATCCCACGCCCTCAGTTGAAGCTGACACGTAGTGTTTCGCAGCTATGAACTGAACTACACCATTTGCACCTCCAACAGCACCAGCAGGTAGTGCTGTGGGGAGTATTTTAAATCCAGCACTTTTAACGATTCCGTTTATATTAGTATTTTCTATATCTGCGGTTGTTTCATTAGAACCTGCTCCTAATACACGTACGTATGTTAGGGCTGTTCTATACCTAAGAAATTCTCTGACAGCATAGGGTCCAAACATCTTTGGGTCAAGTGTTCCAAATCTTCTTTCAAAATCTGCAAATGAACCAACAGTAACCGGTACAAATGCGGGGCCTAGTTGAGATGTTCCAGCAACTCCCGCAGGAATACCTACGATCTCTGTCTCCCTCTGCGAAAGGTCGATTTCACGCTCAAAAAACCCAGGTGATTTAAAGGTCTGCTCAGCCATTTATAGATCTCCTGTACAATTCTCTACAACTATAACTATCGCTCAAATTGTCAAAAGTCCCTAGTCAGATGGTGTATCTAGCGTAGTTTGTAGATCTATAATAATTCTCGAACTTGCAACAGTTTCTCCTGATCTCTGATTGCGCGTCAAGACTCTCACATACCTTCCAGTTTCTTTATCGCTAAATGGGTCTTTAATGACGTCAAAGATCCTCTCGCTCCCCTGGCCTCTCATCCCTGGAGTTCTTCCATCTCTATCTAGCTCACTTACATCACTGAGTATAAATTTATTCAACTCCTTGCTACCGCCAGGTGTCGAATATTCTTCAATGACCTGTTCACTTGACTGGTAGTAGCCAAATTCGATCTGTGGTGCTGAGTAGTATTTTCTAAATGGTGTTGGTAATCCAGGTTGCTGTGGTGCTAAAAGATACCCAGGAATAGTTACGTTAAATGTATACTTTATGATTCTCTCGTCTTGAGAGAAATCTTGAAAATTATCTGAATTGGTCAATGGTGACTTGATAAATGCAACATACTCATACCCATTTCTTGATGTCAGCATGAACTCATGACCCTGTCCGTCGAATTGAGAGAAAATTACCTCTACCAGCTGGTTCATCTGTGTCATATACTGTGTCCACAGTGTTACCTCATAGTCTATTGCCATAAACGTAGGATAGGGAATTGTTATTATTTCAAATATATTATTCCCTATTTCATTTCTCAGAAGATTTCCTCTTGGATCATCTAACAGTGATAAATTGTTGAGGTTTCTTCTTGAGGCAAGGCGACCTGGTCTTGCAACATTTCCTGGAAAAATATCTGATTTAGAAAAATTTCCCCTGTCTGCAACATTATGCTGATTTTTAAGACCCAATTTATTGATTATTTTTTGATAGTTTCTATCCTTAGGNTCTAATCTCTTTCTTATTGTGTATGACTGCTGATCTCTGAATGCGATTGGAGTTTTATATCCCCCTTGGCTTGGGCTATGGTCAATTCCCATCCTGTGAATTGACATGATGGGAAGTATTAGCGCATTATTTCTGTCTCTTATTGGCCTCTTTCTTCTAGTGAGAGCAAACCTCTCTCCGGTTGAAAACACGACAGGCACTTTTGTGAACTGGGACTCTATTGTCACCTGTAACGGTATTCTTTTATCGAATAGATCAAATAATGCCCTATCAATGTCCTCTATTCCTGAAGGAGGAAGAGAAAAATCATCAGGAACAGATCCCTCATATCCCGTATCTATTTTTCCTGTCAATTTTTCTCTCCCCCAAAGTCTCCATAAAATGCCGAACCTACACGCTGGGGATCTCCCTTAAGGGAAACCTGTGCAGGTTGAGAAATTATTGGCTTAGTTAGCACACCATTTGCCTGTAGTGAGCGAACATCGCCTGTGGGACCCTGTATGTTTTCAGCAAATCCTCTCTGTTGTACAAATGTATTTTCAACAGCATTTGGGTCTGAGTATCTCTCATCAGTTGGACCAAATACCTTTGCAAGGAATTGTCCCTTTCTTGCCTGCTTACCAGTTAATGTGATAAATCCCTTATGCTCTACTTCTCCATATATGGTAGTTGAGTCTGGAGCTGTTATCACCTCAAAAAAAACCTGCCCATAGCTAAAAAAATCTCCTTCAAGAACTGTTATTCCCTTGTCTAGCAGATCTCTCTCCTGAAGGTAGGCCTCTATTGTATAGTATTCCTCACTTCCAAAAATATTTGCTCTGATATCTTGAGGCTGATATTTAACTAGCGCTCCTATCTCTATTGGATTCTCAAAAACCTTTTCTGATGCCTCCTCATACACATCATGCACTCTTGTCTTATCCACAGATATTGGAAAATAATAAATTTTTTGCCCTACGACATCTTTTATCACTTCCTTAGCGATATCATTTATAAAATTTATCTCTCTTGGTGTTATAAACAGTCTAGACATTTTCTATCCCATGAAGATTGACCAGCCGTTTGGCATTGGCACATACTTCAATTGTTTGTTTATAAACTCAGACCTAGATGCTTGTGTCTCTGCTAGCTTATCATATGTCATTGTCTCTAGCATCTCTTTCAGCTGTGTCTTTAGATTAGACTGATCCTCTCTTCCCTGTGTTACGAGAGCATCTCCGTTCATCTGCAAGTCAGATCCAGGAATAGGAACTGAGCTAAACTTTGATCTTATGAGACCCAGTAGCTCTTTACTGAGACCGAGTGTATATTGTCTTATCCACTGCTTTCCTATACTATTAATATTAGAATATTTTAGATCTCCAAACGGTATGTCAGATAAGTTAGAAACTCCCTGTATCGTGTCGTCCTGATATGCTGGATTAAGAGGATCAGAAAAGAATTTTATCCTTAGCCACAGTTTCTTTGGAGACTGTGCTGTTGGCTTAGGAAATATCCTTATATCTGTTCCTATGATCTTATATGAGTAGTTTGATCTTCTGACCCTATTAGAGATATCTAGCATCCCTGCTCTAAGAATATCCTCAAAAACAGGAAGGACATAAAATATTGTCTCTGGTGTGAATGATTCAAAGCTGAATTCATTATTTAAATAGTTAATTGCTGATGTTGTATCAAAAAATCTATATGCCGCCTGTGGGCTGAAGTGGAATACCTCACTGATTCTCAATTTAGTTCTGAGACTATTCATACTTGAAGAAAATATTAAGTTTCCAGCTGTGTCCTTGAGCTCCTTGTAGATATTATAGTCTTGTGTTCCTCTGGTAAGCTGAATAGATCCTGATACCATGTCATATGAGCCACCGACACCTGCTTCTGCTGAATACGGCTCTGCGAAACGTGCTAAAAAGTCAAGATTTTCTCTAGGATATTTTCCCTCAGACCCTGACATGGCACCTGTTGAACCTGTTATCGGCATTCCAAGAAATTGAACAAGCTGTGACTTCGCCTGATACTGATTCAATATCGAGCTAAATTCTAGTGTTGATTCCTCAAAATTTGCCCATATCTGCTTCTTTGTTAGCTCAACACTGAGTACATCATCACCTAACTTCCGCTTAACAAATACGACGAGCTTATCTGCCTCTGACTGAAACTCTGTGTCACTATCAAATAATCCAAACGGTGTCGGATTAGTAGTATTAGAAAAAATTGCCACAGCTATACCTCAAGGCTTATGAGCCCCTATTGATAACTATTTCAAGACTCTAAAGTTTTTAAATTGTAATTCACTATCTTTCTAGCTAGCTGATCTCTATATCTCTAAAAAGCTATATCCTAGACTATCTGAATACTCAGAAAAATAATTTTTTACTAAATCAGCTGTATGTTCGCAATAATACTTAGAGTAGTGATAGCTCAGATTTCTTTTATTAGACTTGAACCTAGGTAGCTCTACAGGTCTCCCACCTAGGTCACACACCACATTATTAAAATCACTTTGCAAAGATTCAAATCTGATATACGTGTCTATCTCTTCACTCATAAAATTCAGAGATATGTCTGATAGCCACGATACTGGACTCTTATAAAAATTATCTACGTTTTTAAGAATGTGCTCATCATAGAAGCACTTGGTTTCTAAAAATAATCTAAATTTTTCTTCTATTAGGCTATCTATGTCACTATCCTTTATTATTAGCTGAGAATTCTTATTTCTAGACATTGTCCACCAGTAATAAGATACACACATGTCCCAAGGATTTCTCACCATAGATATCTTGTGATAATCATTCCAAGTACTCTCAGTTTTTTCAAAAAGCAAGTCGGGCCAAGTGTGAGAGTGAAACTTAAATATTCCATCCTCATTAATGTTATTCTGGCTATTGAAGCCTTTCTTTACTTCATCTGGTGCTACTGGTGTGATTATATCAGTTGGACCACACATGTCCCTTAAGAGAACCTCTACGCTTGTCCCAGCTGTCTTTAACGGCTTGAAAAATATAAATTTTCTACTGTGGCTTATTATCATATGCTAAGTATAACACTTCTTGCTTACAGTGAAAACAAAGAAGGCACCCCAAAATTGGGGTGCCTTCTGATGCGACTTAGGCGTCTCTAAATTAAATTAGATGACGTTTAGATCCAGGACCGTTACCGTTCCGTAGAAGTCAGCGCGAACCATCTTCTTACCGTACCGGGTCATCACGCCCTTGCGGGGTGTGAAGTCTTCCGGTGCGAAGATAGTAGGTGTGACGATCAACGGCACGTAAGGTGCGTATACATATCCTGTCTCCAGGTAGCTTCCGCCCTTGTATCCGACGAGGATCTTGTTCCGTGGGAAGTAAGGATCCTTGTAGACCGTGAAACGATTACTGAGCGATCCGATCGGGGCAGCACCTAGTGTGAAGGGCTGTCCGACCTGTCCCTGTCCGTCAAGGCTGTAGTTCGGCTTATAGAGAACTGATGCCTCGAATACCGTAGCGACCTCTGGAGAGCAAACCACGAAGTTTGCGGAACCTCTGAGGGTCTTGCGGTGGATCTCATTAGCGACGTCTATGATTGTCTCTACGAGAGTCTCATACCACTCACGGACTGTACCTGTGAACCGAGGTCCGGCAGATAGCGAGTCAGCGAGCTTCTGCTCAGCACCGTTAGTCTTATTAACGAACTTACCTGGCATGCGTGACCAGAAGTAGTTAGCTCCCTTAGCCTGCGTGAGGAGATCATTAAGGATCTCACGGTCGATCTCAAGAGCGATCTGCTCAGAGAGGATCTGTGTGAGCTCTACCTCAGCGTCAAGGCTGTGGTAAGCGTTAAGATCCTGTGCGAGTTCTGGTGACCAGCGAGCTCTGAGCTTGCGTGTCACTGCGGTGACCGCGATCGATTCGATCTTGATGTCGATCTCAGGGATGCGAGGAGAAGGAGATGTCGCGAAGTTCGACTCAAATGTCGGGATCGTGAGAACGTCACCCTGAGCCCCGTCAACACTCAGTGTCGGATCAAGTGCATAGGAACCTGTGAGGCCGTGACCGTTTACAGCTCGGAATGCAGTTGGTAGCACGCCTGACACGACACAGAGCAGAGCAGCGTTAGTAGTTGCTGTCGTGACCATCGGATCAGCTGTGAAAGCACCGTTAGCAAATGTTCCCAGCTGATTGAGACGCCTGAGGTTGAGGATATTCTTTCCTCCCTGCCAGCTGTCATTCCAAACAGCCATTCCTGTCTGGCTGATAGACGTACCGGCACCGTCGTTGTCACTGAAGAGCGATATGTCCTTGACAGACGTCAGATCTATCTGAAGTGAACTCATATCAGTGACATCAAATACCAAGAACTGGAAGGTTCCTGCATTGTTGCCAGGCTGGCCAGCAGCACTTAAGTTACCCTCAAGTACAGACAAGAGCTGCGGATCGAACTGTGCGTTCTTTGCGTCAGACCCAGTGGCTGCCATGACAGCATTTGTCGTCATTGCTGAGCTACCTTGCCACGCTCCCCAGTTAAGAAGAGTTAGCCGCGAGTTAGCCGCAGCCATCCCACCAACAGTCTGGTGTACTCTAGTGTATGTGTGACCGGCGAGGTCATACTGACCGCCTGTCGCTAGTGATCCTGACTGAACACCCTTGCCAGTCGGCCGATTATAGATCGACTGACCTACAGCGTAGGTACTCGCGTCAGCAGAGCCAGCGTCACCTGTCTGAAGGTCAGCGTCGCCGCCAATTCGTGTACCGTATGTGTAGTCCAGGTAGAAGAGCAGACCGGATGGAAGGCTCATCGGCTGGATCGATACTAGCTCATTAGAAATGAGGCCACCGAATACTCGGCGAACGATCGGGAATGCGATGTTAGTGAAGCCACGGATGTCACCTGAAGTGGTTCCAGCGCCGGCTCCCGTACCAAGGCTGTTCTGCTCTCGTAAGAGCTGAGCTGCCTGGTTCTCTAGCATGCGAGACATTGTCTCTCGTTTATGGTCGTCTAGGCCTCTAAGAAGTCCTGTCCGTGACCACTTCTCTACCAGCCGACGTCCCTCGGTACCAACATTTCTCTGTCGGATACCCTCAGTCAGCTGATTAAGTGTGAATGATTTTGCCATTTTTATTATCTCCTATTTTGATATTAATGGTTTTGTGCAGTTGTTTACTTAAGACCTGCTAGTACTGACCACCTATCCACTTCAGCCGTAGCTGAAGAGGAGGAAGAGGACCTGCCTGTAGGCCTAGATGAGGAACCCATAACCCTGCGGGATGTGTGTTCATTTAATCTGCCTGAATCTATCTGAGTCAGGCTTCTATAAAGTAGCTTCACCTCTCTTAAGGTTTTCGCCTTGTCAATTGCCTCGACGATAGAACGCTTCCTCGAAGGAGTTGTCGTCTTATCCTGCAAGAGCTTATTGACATAGAGAAGCTTTGCGTTGAACAGATTTAAGTCTGTTAGTTGCTCACGAAGTGTTTCAACTGCACTTCTGTATTCACCGAGCCTTCCTTTGAGAGATCGATTACTGCGTCTCTCTTTTAATAATGCCTCAGAAAGCTTATTGAGCTTGACCTTTAATGGGTCTCCGCTCGCCTTTCCGCCGCCATATGCACCCACGGGACCGGTCTTTCCAGTACCAGTTCCGCCGTATGCTCCCTTTACACCAGCCTTGCCGTCGCCTTTTCCGCCCCAGCTAGCTGCCATATCATTTTTGATTCCTTTTAGTTTAACAAGATCCTTTGCTTCCTCGAGTGCACCACTTCTATAAAGGCGTCTTAGCTCAGAGCGTAGCAAGTTCTCATCTATCTCAAAAACCTCATCGAGGCTTTCCTCTTCAAATTCTTCTTCGAAGCCCACCTCGACTTCTGCGTCGTCAGGGGCCTCAGCGTCCTCTAGTTCATCTACATCGACCTCTTCATCCTCTTCAGACTGTCGAACTGAGATAGATGCTCTAGATAGTGCATCTTGCAGTTCATCCTCAACAGCGAGGTCACCGAGGTCTATCTCAAGAACGTCCTCACTCAATAAGTCGTCTCCTAGCAGACTCATTATCTCATCGAGATCAAGCTCATCATCTTCATCAAGGCTTTCACTGAAGTCTACGGCGTGAGAGCGATCGCCCTTCTTTCCGCCTCTCTCTTCATCTAAGTCCTCATAGTCTACGGCGTGAGAGCGATCGCCCTTCTTGCCTCCGCGACGCTCAGAAAGTAAATTGTCAAGATCGTCTAGGTCGACCTCATATAAAATCTCATCTCGTGACATGCTTAAGTTCTCCTGTTGAGTCTTGTCATCAATATCTATGTTTCTCTCATGCAAAAAATCAGCACTATGTCTAACTTTATTAGCAACTTGAACCAGTTTTCTTCGATTTTCGTCATTTAGGCTGTCAAATGCCTCTTTTAGCGCTGACTTATAGGCGCTCTTAGCAGACTTTTGAGCAGTCCTGATGTCATCACCGCCAAACTTTTCTAAAAGCGATGACAGAGCACTCTCATCTAAAATAACATTCTCGTCATCAGTGCTAAGAATATCAGCTGCAACACTTTCAAGTATGTCATCATCAGATGCACTTGATGTCTCTCTCAGAAGCTGTTCCTCAATGAATTCTCTTATCTTCGGCGTAACTGCCTCGATGATCGCATTTTTTGCATTCTGCTCAGCAGTCTCTTGTAGTAGCTTTGCCTCGGCGATTGCTTCATCGTAAAGTGACTTAGACATGTGTAACCCTCATTGTTATTAAATATAAAGATAAATATGAATTTACCACCCTCTGGTGCTAAAATCCTTCGTCTAGTGTGTTAAGGATTTTTAGCATCTTTATTCTTTGCTTTAAAATCTCTCTCTCAGAAGGATCCATATCTAGGATATCTAGATAGCTTCCTGCTTCAATTCCGTCATCGACAGTATTAATAGGAGCCCTAGATGTTCCATACTGTGTTCCTATTCCTATAAATGGTCCTGTAGTTTTAAATGCCTGACCTGCATTTCCTGTACCTAGTGGCGGACCATTAAATCCCTTTGGATATAATGTCTTAGAAGAAAATGGTGAAATTCCCTTTCTAGCTTTGGGAAGTCTCTGGGGCTTAATAGCTGGAACTAATCCATCATCAGTGGCTTCCCATATATTACTAGAGTGAGCAAGTGACCCACGATCGGCTCTGGGCCAGTGACTTGGATCCGCTCTCATATAATATAGGTTCACCCTGGACACGAAATTATCAATATCATCGTCATCAAATCCAAATTCCTGAGGATCATCATCAAAAAATTCACGAGATGATGGTTCTGAATATATCCCTGTCTCTGATGATCCCATGATAGCCTCTGATCCGAGACCAGTGCCAAGGCTTGGCGTCTTTTGAGCCTTACCATAGCCCATCCCCTTTCGGAGATCTGCATTAGCAGTTGATGGATTATAGTAAAGCTTTTTGGTCATCACCCTCGACCGTCAGACCCCTGATATGATCTTCCAGAGATATACTGGCCTAGTTTTTGAGCTGATATGTTTTCAGAGGTGACTGACGGTGATGTTGTGCCTCCGAGACCAGATCCGAACTCAGGTGCACTATCTGGTATCTCTCCTGTGAATTCTGGCACATCATTAGGTGATATGCTGCCCGGCCCTGGTGAGGATGGATTCGGAACATAGGGTGTCGCAGGCTTGCCCTGGCCTCCCGTTTCTACATCTTCGAGATCAGGCGGGTTATTAGCATCATAATCTCTCTGGAATGAATTCATTCCAAGCCCGTCTGTGACTAGACCATTAAGTGCTAGAGCTTCAAACTCCACCTTTCTCTCATCGTCTGTTATCTCACCCTTGTATATTGGTGATTCACCGTATGCGCTCTGAAGATTTGTTTCATTTCTCGCCCCTAGCGGCTTGTCTGCTGCTGGCGGTGGCGCGACAATTGTCTGTGGTTGTTCTGCCATGGCCTAGTACCTCCGATATCCTATGTTTTAAATATTCTCAATATAGAAAATAAGACTATAATTCTTTAAGAATTTCCAGGAATAAGTCCATTGAACTGTTGATTAGAAATTCTCTCTGACTCTACAGAAGGATTACTGGGCTCTGCTGGCCCGGAGCCGTATCCAACAGACGTCTGCTCTACCTTTACAACGCTAGCTTGAAATGATGGATCAGCTCCAACTCCGTGACCGCCTGATGCATTGGGTGGCCCAGGTGAAGAAACAATATTAGGAGCTGGCCAGACATTATCAGTCACAGTCATGCCTGCTCCCATTCCGCCGCCGGGAGATGAGGTGGTCTGCACAACGTGAATCATGTTCGGTGGGCTATTTTTATAGTATTGCATCTGTACAGTAGTTGCAAAACCGAGACCAGCTATGACCTCTCCGTCTAACACACTGTCCTGAAAGCTATCTTTAATTCTATCATCAGTCANCTCATGCAGGTAGATCGGTGAATTTGGAAATGAACTTCTGAGGATGCTCTCATTCCGGGAACCGAACGGTGAAGCTGGTATCTCGACTATGGGCTCAACAATAGTTTGTGGATCGTCTGCCACTACATGTCCTTAACTAGTCTCTTCTTTAATTCTACTCTTGCTCTAGATATTTTGGCTGCCTTCTTTCTTAGCCTTGACTCAACAATTCCTAATTTTTTGATGTAATCAATTTGATTAACTAAATTATCTCCGCCAGACCAGGCATCTTCCACCGTGTCTGAAGAGATGACACCCTGTGACTTGAGCTTCTTCTTCTCTTCGTTAACCATCTTTCTCAACGTATTAAGTGTGAGCTTCTTGCTTCTCTTTGCCATATTAAACTCCGGGTCTTAATCATACATATCTTGCAAGTAATAAATTAACGAAATTATTAAGATCGATTTAGATCAGGAAAAGGCTAAGTCAGCCCACTTAGATGCAGATTCTGAAAAAACCTCTGTAGGGTCTGAGTTATTCATTACCTGAGAAGCTTCATCACCACCTGACTGATGCATTAATGAGCTTCCGGCTACACCGCTCTGTTCAATACTCTGCTGCTCTTGTAATGTTGTCTTGGCTGTGTCAACAAGTATTGATGAGAGAACTGGATCTGATGTCATGCTATTAGCAACATTGTTTACATTTGATTCAAAGTCTTGATTAATTATCTTATCATCTGTAATATTTTTCTTGCTAGGCCTCTTTCTATCTGGCCTGCCATCGATATCATTTATATGTCTAGCTGACTTTCTTGACTCACTTAGAAAAGAGGGGGATGCTGTAGAAAGACCTTCCTCTAATATCTCTATTAGACATTCCTTAACAATATTTTTAATTACGACCCTAGAGAGCTTNGCCACAATTTACCTACCANGATAGAATATCATTAAAAATTCTATCAATTCTATCAGTTCTGTTAAATGATTTATCTAGGTCTTCCTGTGATATCATCTTTCCCTCTCTGAGCATGAATGCACCAGGTGTTGATGGTTCACTTACCATGTCAAAACAAATTAATTGAAAATCATCCTGAACTATTTGACAGTTTCCTTCCTTGAGTGTTGATCCCACACCTCTAGAGCTAATTCCAAGTGTCACACCTGCCTGTATTAGGCTCTGCAAGATATTTCCGCTAGGCGTATTTAATATCTCTATGAGACCCACAACATTATCTCCGTCCATCTGTGCATCTCTAACGATGTGAGATACATTTTTTAATTCGACAACAGAGGAATCAGGGTGATCACACTCACCAAGTGCTCGATTTTCCTGTATAAACTTTTGATAATTAAGGACCTCTCTTTCTAAAATTGCCTTAGGATAAATCCTTCCATTCTGATTTAGTGTATCACATCTCTGCAATATACCCTTTAGCATTATCTTTCCGTCATTGCTCTGAATTGACTCGTTTATCATTTCAGTCGTGTAACTTAGCGGCAACCACTCTGTTAAGAGCTTAAGATTATCTTTATTCATTTAGAGACTCCCTTACTTCTTCATGAAGCTTCATTATCACTAGAAATTTAGAAATATTATCATCAGAGATTATGCTAGAATCCTGTCTCTCAACTTTATTTTTCACAAGATCTATTTTCTCAAGTATTATATTATTATCTGTGTTTTCTTTAAGGGATTCAAGATTTTTGATTGTCTCTAGCCTGACATTTTTTAAATTTCGCTTTATAGAGGATCCGTTATCATTTGAAATAGAGAAAACATATGACTTTATTAATCCTCTCTGTTTTTTATCAAGCTTCCCCTTGTATTTATCATTTATTTTTTCTGTCATTATCTTAACAACAAGCTGATTGACGTCTGGATTTGAAATTTCATCTATTAAACATGATTCTTTCTCACTCAGCAGCCACTCTATGACTTTTGCTTCATATTGAACCATTTTAGATAAATTAGACCTGTCTTCTTTTCTCCACTCATTTAAAAGTGTTTGGATTGTCGCATAAATTTTATACTCAGGTATTCTTCTGTGATAAAAGTCACCATCTTGTAATGTGTGATTTATATCTCGTATAAGATATGATTTTTCCTTTGAAAGCTTTCCAATGTCACATCGTCTAGCTGCATTCTTTGCCTCTGTTAAAATTGCAGCAGCGATTGCAGAATCACTGATTGTTGACTTTGCAAGTGCATTAAATAATCTAAATTCCCTATAGAGTGCTGTAGAGCTATCAAATCTTTTTTCTATGATCTTTAGTGCCATAGCTGCTTTATTCTTATCACTCTCTACGAGAGAGTTTGAGATATTTCTTAATAAAAGCTCATAAATGATCCCTACATTTCTCTTTTTATTGTGAGATCTTCCCATTATTTTTAGTCCTCCCCGTAAGATTCATGCTCACGAGATTGTATGTCTAACTCATCATTCTCAGAAAGAATTGTCCTTTTATTATGTATTCTCTTCTCTAGAGATTTTAAGGTCGATTGTAGTCTAGCAGTCATATTTGCATGATTATTAAGCTTATCATCAAGAAATCCAGTCATATATCCCTCATATTCGTTTAATCCAGTCCTATGTGCTCTTCTCAGTGGATTAACAGCATCTCTTTGTTCACCTTTATCTTTTTGCCTTCGGAGCTTTTCAGCGTATGGGTGAGAAATAGAGTCTGAAACATCTGAAGGATCATGCGACACAAGTGAAAGATGATCAGTATCTGAGTACCCTTTTCTATTTCTTCTCTTGCTATTTGCTATATCTTTTTCGGCCTGTGTTTCAGGATCACTCTCTAATAGTTCATCTTCGATGTCATAGTCACTCTCCTCATTGTCACTCTCCTCATTTATTGACGATAGCCTGTTAACAGTATTTTGAGCAATAATTGGAGAATTTATGTCTGATATTGATAGTTTATCAAAGTCAAAGCCTGATTTATTATCACTGATGTCATCTATTTCAGATTCAGCTAGCGGTGGTGCTGAGAGATCTCCTCCCAGCTCTTCATCCCCTCCAGACCCTGGCAACTTGACAGCTTCAACCTCAAGATCTTCTTCCTTATCTTCTATTCTCTCTCTTTGAATATTAGCGATGTCGTCATCTGTCATATTAAATAGCTTTTTTCTAACCCAGTCCCTACTGACAAGCCCCTCATTTCCTGCTGCAGATGTTGCAATTTCAAATCTTGTCCTATATAGTTCTAGCTTTTGCTGCTGTGCAATCGTAGAGGGATTGCTGAGCTGAAGGCTGAAGTCTAGGAGGTCTTCTCCCTCAAATCCATTGCAAAATAAGTGAATTATTGCTATCTTATTGAGCTCAGCTACGACTGTTCTTTGAATTCTAGCAATTGTTCTAGAGAATCGTATGTCTTCTTGAGATAGGGTTGCCTTTGCTCCGAGCCCTTCATCATATCCAAGATATGCCTTAGGTATTTTTAATGCAGCAAAAAGCTTTTTTTGTATATACTCAACATCTTCGATTGCTGTTGCATTTGCTCCCCCAGCTAGCGTGTCAATTTTTGTTCCAGACTCTGCCCCCCTAACTGGAATATAATAGTCCTCATCAACACTCAGAGGATTATATCTCAGGTCAACCCTTCCAGATGACTTATCAATCACCTCGGACTTCTTTAGTGTTGACTGAACCTGCTCCATATAGTTCGGAATATCTTCTGGAGGAACATTTCCGACATCGACGTAAAACACTCGTCTCTCAGGTGACCTGACAACCCTATAGACTAGCATAGCATCCTCGACAAGTATCAGCTGTCTCCAAATTCTTCTCGCAGCTTCAAGGACAGAAGAGCCATATGGCAGGAATGCATCATTTCCCAGGACTCTCATATGAGAAACTTGCCAATTTTCAAGTACCTGATTCCCCTGGGTCACCCACCTAAATCTCACTGCCATCGGATCTTCAGGATCAAAGCCCTCCTCTCTCTCTACCTCATTAACTGGCATAGGATATGCATTAATGACTCCCTGGTCTGGGGCAACATCATTGAATAAGAAAAAGTCTCCGTACTTACAAAGATTTCTTACCCACGAAGTGAGGTTAAATTCCACGTTTAGTGTGTCATAAAATAGTTCAGTTAATAGTCTATCTATCGTAGGATTCTCAGAATAGATGTGAAGCACTCTTCCGTGTTCATCAGATGCCACAGTTTCTTCTGAATATATGTCTAGCGCACTGGATATCTCTGGTGTATATTCCATCTCTGAAAAATCAGAATATCTTGCCATCCTATCATACGTGCCATATGCGCTCATTGCTGTGCTATAGACGTGGCTCTGATTTTTTCTAAAAAGCTCAAAGGCTGAGGATGTCTTAGAGCTAGATTCAAAATCTCGAACCTTTCTCTTTATGACTGGACCGCTTCTGAACAGCTGTGTTAACTTTCTGAATAGGCTTTTATTTGAATTTGCCATTTAAATCACCGATATTTTATCTATTTAACTACCCAGTCCCATTCTGATAGCATTTTAATTTTAGAATTCCACCCAGGAGATAAAGAATTTTTCTTCATATCATCTGGATGAGCCTTTGGATCTCTACTTGTAGAGCTATGGGGTCTACCTTCTGTTATTGCTCCTGGAAGATCATCATATGAGTTTCTCGTTAACTTCATTCCTTCAAGCATTGAGGCATTTAAAACTTTTGAATTTTTGCTATGGTCTGATGAAGTGTCGTACAGCCACATATTAATTGCAAAACTCATTACTAGATCGTCATTATACCCTTTCATCGCCTGTGCCTTGTTAGACTTCCAAACAAATGTTTTTAACTCTTCATAAAATCTAGATGAGTATACCTTTATTTGCTTATTTCTAATAATTTCTTCTAGCTTTGTTAGTATTAAATTACGCGTCTTTCCACTTGTTGTAAAACCTGCGATCTCGGAATCTGATTTTGGCTGGTACCCTCCTATAAATACTGACTTTCTTTTTGAGTAGTATAGGCAGGGATAATTTAAATCTTTGAGCTTAACAATTGTTGCAAATCCATATGAATTATTTTCTGGACAGAGAAGTGCATTATTATATTTTCTTCCATATTCATCTAAAATTTCTCCAAATCTATCTGGAGGTAGTTTGCCCTTATACTCAGCAACACACTCACCTGTATCTATATCAGTTACATGAAATGTAGAAAAGTCTTTTGAGTCACCCCGAGATATATCAGCGGAAATAATGTATTGATGTTCTGATAGTGGGTATTCCCAGATCCATATATTTCTATCAAATCCTGTTCTTTCTCTAGGCGGCTTTATTTCCTCTCGTACCCACTCAATATCTGTGACTGATAGAAATGTCTCTCCTGAGGATGCAAAATCGCATAAATACTCCTGTGAGATCTGGCGGGGTGATAAGTTTTTAGTTGTGAGATCAAACCAGTTTTTATCTCTTTCTGGGTGTACGTCCCAAGGCAATCTTATTGATTGAAATTCATTCAAGTTCGCCTCTGCATCTGTATATAGCTTGTAATATTGTCCGCCTACACCATTGGGTGATGAGAGAATAATAACTCGGCCCCCTGTTGATATTGTAGGATAAAGGCCTGTCCACAGCTCATCAAAATTTCTAACAAATGCTGCCTCATCGATGATTAGAAGTGACAAAGCCTCGGATCGTCCAGCATCTTCAGAGGTAGGAACTGCTTTTATTGATGATCCGTGATTAAATTCAATTAGCTGCTTATTATTCGTTACTATTTGAGGTAAAACTAGCCATGCTGGAAGACTTCTTATCATTGTTTTAACTTTTGTGATAAAGTTTTGAGCAACACTCAGCTTTGTTGCGATAATAAGAATATTTTTATCTTTTTGAAAAAGAGCAATCCACGTCGCATATGCAGCAACAAGAGTTGACATTCCTAGCTGTCTAGACTTTAATATTATTGAAAATCTGTTTTCAATAAAAGTCTCAACACAATCATCTTGAAAGGGATAAGTATCAAACTTTATCAATCCTCTAACTGGGTGCTGAATTCTCAGATAAGAGTTAAAAAAGTATGTAGGGTCTTTTCCACACTTTATTATCTCTGATATCTGTCTAGACTTATTAATTCTCGCCATTACTCACACCGAAATGTTGTGAATCTTCTATAGTATGCGGTCTTTCTTGGAGTAAATGGAGAAGCTGTTATTAATTCAACACTGTCATTAGTAGAAAGTTCTTTTAACTTAAGTGCTCTTCCAGCTGCTTCCTTAAACTCTTTCTTTACTCTAGAGACAAAGTCTTTTATAAGCTGTATAGACTCCTCTTCAAAAACTTTTACCTGATCCCTAAGATTTCTTTCAGATGCTAAATTACAAACTGTCGTATAATTTAGCGTCAGTGTATCACCTGACATTTTAGTTGTGATTGAGACAGTTGGTGATACAGATGTTGAAGATTTTCCCCATGTGTCATTTAGTGTCTGACCCAAGACATTGATTTCGTGTGAATTAAGCATAGCAACTCCTTAATAATAATTATTTTTATATTTCCTTAAATATAGGACGAATAATTTTTCTTTCCTCTTTTATACTATCTATGTCGTCTTGACGTGGTCTCCACCCATTATTCCACGATTCTTTTCTAGCTTCAGCCCACCTGAGCGAACAAAAGTGACAGCATTCATATTGCTGAAATGAAAAAACATCTAATTCAGTAGAGATCATAAAGTCACAAACAGGACAAAATGAAGGAGTTAATTTGTCTAAAGAATTTTTAAAAATGATATCTGATTTATGGATGATAGACAACTGTATTCTTCTCCTTCTTAGTTATTTCTAATGAGTGATCGACTGCATCTTTAATAGAGTCTACGTGAGATATGATTATAATATTTCTAAACCATTTTTTTAATGAGCTTAAAAGTCTTGTACAGGCCTCAATATTTAGCTCATCTAGTGCTCCAAATCCTTCATCGATGATAAGCATGTTTGTTTTTGTTAGAGTTGAAACATTAATCAGTGCTACTCTTATCGCTAATGAAGCCATCATCTTTTCCATTCCTGATGCTAGCTCGATTATTCTTTTACTGTCGCCGTAATTAATAAATACATCCATGGAATTTGAGTCAAGATCAGCCTCTAGCTCAACTGTAAAACCAGTAACTCCCTGCAAGATCTTTGATATTTCTAAGTTTATTATTGGTAACTGTGACATCATTATCTGTAGTGGTATTCCCTTTTTAGATACTGCTTGAATAAACATGTCATACGTTAAGATATCACTTTTAAATCTTGAAAAATCTTTTTTGTCCTTTTCAAGGCCCAAGATCTCTACACTCGTCTTGGCTATCTTTTCAATTTCTTTTGTCTTTTTTCTATCTAGTGAAGTTAATTCTTCTGATATTTCTGTTATCTTTCTTCTTATCGCAGATGATCTATTATCTTCATCTTCTATGTACCTCTCTTTCATCTCTACTAGATCGTCCCTTAGAGATTCAAGCTCACTAGATACATTTTTCTTTTCATTTATGGTGTTATTATAGGCTACCTGTATTTTTGATACCTCCATTGACAAATTTGCTTGCATATCAGACATCCTTTTGTATTTTTTAATTTTAGCATCTATTTCTTCACCTAAGATTACATTAAGTGCACTCTTAGCAGAAGATAGCGCTAGCATAGAAGTCTTTGATAGCTCTATTTGATCATCTATTTTCTTTTTGTCAGAATGTGAATCTTTGATAAACTTACAGGCAGGATAGGTATCTCCACATGGAATCCCGCTTAGTTTTTGAATTGATCTTTTTTGTCTTAAAAGTTCAGACTCTATCTTTTCACTTTTATGCTTTAGCTCAACAATATCTCTTTCAAGTTCATTTTGATGTTCGAGCTTGTTTCTTAAGCTATCAATTGAAAAATCATTTTTTACAAGTTCAATCTTTTCTCGCTTTTCTGTCTTTTCTGTTATCTGACTCTTTAAACTATCCTCTTTTTTATCAATTTTAACCAATGTTCTAGAAATCTTATCTATAGATAATTTTTTCCTATCTATCTCTTCAATAGTAATAATATCTGGATTATCTGATGTTGCTAAGTCTGCGCTCAATCTTTGCAATATTTCTCTCTTAGTGAGAATATCATTTGTGTAAAGCTCTTTTTTATTTTTAGAATCAGATAGTATTATCTTAAGCTCATCAATTTCTGATTGCCAGTCTATATCTGGAAAGATCTTTATTTTATTTCTGATCTCTGCTGATTCAGATTTTGCTATGTCATGCATTTTTTCAAAAATATTTAAATCAAGAAATTTAGTTAAAATAATCTTTCTTGCAGTTGCTTTTTCTCTAATAAACGTGTTCATTTCTCCTTGAGCAGCTAGAGATGTCATAGAAAAATCATCTGCACTTCCTATTATTTTTCTCAATACTTTTTCAGTTTCTCTTCTTTGTTCCTCAGTTAAGTCATCCTTAATATCGCCTAGCTCATTAAGCCTATAAAGATTTAATGAGGTTGATGAATATATCTCTCCTTTTCTTGTTTGATGCTTGCTTGTTGATCTTAGTATTCTGAATGGTTCGCTATTAACAGAAATATCAATCTCTGCTATGCAATTATTTTTTCTGCTATTAATAATGTGTTCATTTTTAATACTTCCCCTGTCTGTTGTATTAAAAAGTCCATACATTATCGAACCTATTATAGATGATTTTCCTCTTGTATTTTTTCCAAAAATTCCTGTTATCCCAGGAAGATTTTCAAAATTAATAAGATTACCTGAGCCGTATGCAAATAAATTATCAAATTTTAGCTTATTGATTTGCCATCTTGTATTTCTAAGAGATTCTTCTTCTTCAGAAATTTGAGAAACATAATTGTCTATTAGCCTGTCAAGTTGTGATAAAATTTCTTTGCTAAGATCAGAATTCTTATAGTACCCTCTGATTAGACGCTTTATTGTGCTAGTGTCTCTTAGGTTTTCTTTTTTAAAACTTCCGTCTTGAATTTGAATTTTGGATGCATCAAAAGAAGATTCAGACTTAAAAACAACCTCTGCTGCTGACTTCTCTCGCTTAAGGTCAAACTGAATTTTTTTACTGTCTGCGTGACTCAGTGTGCTATCAGATCTTATTCTAAATCTAGACTCATCCGGGTAGTCATTTGCAATAAAGAGTGTTTTCTCAACTGAGCCTTGCCAGTCGAGCGTGACAAATGGTTTGAAGTGCGGAATTTCAAAAAATTCTACATCAAAATCATCTTTCTCTCTGATATCCCAAAATAAAAATCCCTTTCCGCAAGATTCACCATAGTTTTGCTGGATTGTTGATCCGGGATATGCTATTGTTCTTTCTTTATTTAAAAATTGTCGCTTATGTATGTCTCCTAGCAATGCGAAATCATAGCCATTAAAAAAAGATGTATCTACATCACCATCTATCTCCCAGTCGATGTCAGTTAGTGAACCCCAGACTGCTCCATGAAATAGTGCAATATTAATCTTACCATCTTCAGGAAAGACATCTTTCCATGATAATTCATCAAAGCAGGAGAAGACACACCAATTAAATTTTTCATGACCAGATATTGGAAAAACGCCTGATTTCTTATAGAGATAAATTCTATCACTATCTAGCGCCTCAACTATTGGAGAAATAGCATCTTGTCTATCCGAATTAAGCATCAGGCCGTCGTGGTTGCCTAGAATTATGTGTATGGGTGCTATGTCAGATAATGACTTAAACCACCAACAGAGACAGTCTATCAGCTCTGGAGATATCCCTTGCGTCTTATTGTGAACAATATCTCCACCGATATAAATAATATCAGGATTCAGAGATCTAGCTTGTTCAAAAAATGCTAAAAAAGATTCTTTATATTCATCATGTCTAGACAGTCCACGCCAGTGAATGTCTGCTATATGAAGTATTTTCATAAATTATGATCATCGTCCCACATACAATTCTTACACAATATTATCAATTGTACAAGCTTACTAGCTGTCTTTATTGATCATATGAGTCGCTCTTCTTTCTAGAGCTATCTCCTCATAATCTTCTACACAGCTTGGATAGTCATCACCGGGTTCATCAAATTCTTCTTCAATTCCCGGTGTGTCTCTAGTTTGCTTGAGTGCGAAATCATCATGATTATAAAATATAGCATCATCTTGAATTAATTTTTTAATTTCTTCTCTAATAAGAGCTCTAAGAAGGCTAACTGACATTTTTATCTCGCGAGATCATGATAATAAATATGACATAACATTTCTAAAATATCGATTCTGTTTCTATTGCCCCTATTTTTTTAATTAAAGAGGTCCCCCTGCTCCAAGCATACGCTTCCTTTTTAATTTTTAAAAAATCATTTTTAGACATTTCACCGACATCATTGAATTTTCCAATATCAATAATTCTTACTTGACATGAATAATCTTGTAATAGATCAGCTATCTTTCTTGTTTTTTTATCCATGTCACTATCAAGCGCTAGTATAATGGGAGTTTGAAATGATACAACTTTTTTAAAAAGAAGACTTGAGGGTGATAGACTCGAGCCCAGCAAGCATGTCGAGTTAAATCCTGCCTTTAAAAGATCAAACGGGCCCTCAACTATCACTAGCTCCTCTTTCCAGTCAATATTAATCTCATTAAACACTATGTCGATCTTTTTATTTTTTGAATTGATATACTTGTATCTTGAATCATCAATAGCTCTTGCAGAAAAATAATTTAACTCTCCGCACTCATCAAATGATGGCATGATGATTCTTCTTCTAAACTTTCCAGATGTAGCTATTCCCAGCTTATACATCCACATGTCTCTCTCACTGACATCTCTAGAAAATAGATACCTTATACAGGATCTTATGTCAGGATCCTTTGACCTAATCACATCTGTGATAGGAATAAATTCCTCTGGCAACGATATCTTTTCTTCCTTGGCCTCGACGATCTTCTCACTTGTGTCAAAATCTATCAAAAATCTAGAACAATACTCTCTAGAGAGATCTTTTGAGACATGATCAAATAAAATTCTTGATAAGTTTTTTCCCTTTATTCCACAAACCCAGCAGTGACACTTCCAGCTATTGATATTAATAGAGAATTTTTTCTTTTGTGTTTTGTCTCCACAACTGGGACACTCTACTGCTACATTATTTTCACACCTAGAGAAGCGAAGATCACCAAAGCATCTCCTTAAGAAGTCTGATTTTGAAGTAAATGTTTCCACAGATAAACTATATAGAAATCTTTCTATGTGTTCATTCTGTGACCAGATAAAGCGATGACATATGCATCTGCCATGTCATAACAAAATAACTCTAATACTTTTTGACCCTTTCTAGGTCCAGACTTAAGTATCTTTGTTGGCCATTTATAGCTAGTATTTTTAATCTCTTCTGCGACCCAAGATAAAATTTGCTCTTTTGTTGGGTCACCTCCATTTTTCTTAGAAATAATCTTTATTCCCAGCTCTCTTCTTGCTGTATTTACATTAATAAACTGAGGTGCTAAGCAAAATTCTAGCTGTGATAAATAGCTCACAATTCCATTAAATCTTGCAAGTGTTAGCAGTGTCTTAGCAGAAGAGAATCCAGGTCTAAATGCTTGAAGATTTTCTTCTATAAATATTTTTTGAATATCGTGCTGTGATCTTATGCTTAAAAATGTTTTCTTTACCTTTTCTGCTTTATCAAAAAATGTCTTCTCAGATGAGAGAAAGATATATCCCATATCTATGAGACTACCGCTTTGATCAATCACACACCAGCCCGTGCAACTTGTGGATATATCAAGCCCCAGTATCATCAAAAATCCTGCTTGACCCTGATTAGCATCTCATCAGTTGTTCTCTTTTTGACAGGCTGAGCTAAATTTGATCTCATTATGACGTTTAAGTTATCATCGTGAAGATAGACACCTGATATATAAACAAATCTGGGATCTGTTTCACTTGCATCAAATGATGCAGAAAGTATCCTGTAGGATGGATTTGAGGATGAGTTAAAGAGTCCAACACTAGCAGGTATGTTAACTGTCATAATATGAGTGTTCTGCTCACCCTTGAATTTTGCTTCAAAAACATCTTTTCCAAAGAATGGTATGTGAGGAGACTTCACAACTGCTACTCCCTCATTATATAAAAGTGATCCAACACTAGACCACTTGGCATGAGGAGTTAGTGCATCAGCCCTGTATAGGCTTCCTCTTTCATTGTCTGATAGAGTCATCTTAACTATTCCATTAGATGCTGTGACATTGGGATCTGTTAGATAAAAACTTCCCGGAAAAATTTTATTACCATAATATAGATTAGAGATATCAAATATACTGACTTCATTAGAGCTAGGATCTCTTGTCCTCTGATAGATTGTTAAGATCTGCCCGGGCTGTGTTGCACCCTGAAGAGAAGATAATATCTCTGGTGTGACTCCAGCAATCTGATTTGCAATATTATTCATCGTTGTGTCATCTTCTAGCTTAGATATCTTGTTATCTATTGCCTTTAGCAGATCAGTTGCACTAACAGATGTCAATCCCTTGTATGCTCTGATCGGTGGGACCATATCGCTTAAGTCAACTGTGCTCAAATTATACCCACCGTGCGGACTTCTAAATGCATCTGTCTTCTGCTGCAGTGAGCCGCTATTTAAGATCTCAAAGTCTGGAGTGAATAACCCATTATCATTTGGAAGAATTGTTAAGTTTCTCTTTCTAGTTGATGCTGTGTGATAAACATAGCTATTAGCAGTTATGTCAAGAACTGTATAGTCAATCGTAGATGCAGTCAGGTTCCACAGCCTTGGATGATAACCTGTCTTGAATTCTCTAACAAAATTTTGAAGATTGATCAGGCAGCCTCCCACGCCAAATGAAAAAATTGTATTGAATGGTTTTTTAGTATCTCTATTCTCTGTTTGAAATGGAGTTATTATCTGCTCAGCTATTCTCGACTCTGGTGTGAAGAACGGGGGAACATAAAATAGTAGTCCATCTGTGTCTGTAGATGACTGACCAGACTTACTATTTTCTTTCATTTTAATGCTGTCTATGTATTTGTCAAATATCTTTACATCGTGGATCTCAGCATTGAGCGGATGATCAAATTTAAATTTACTTTCTTCTATTTGGGGAATGGTCTCATACGGCCAGTATCCCTCGACAGGTGCGTCGACGTTATTAAAAAACCTTGCCTCATCATCCCAGCCGTTATAGTAGTTTCCAAGAATAAGTGCTGCAGCACTGACATGCTTGGGCGGTGTTATCGACGAGGAGGGAACGTTAAAGTATGTCTGCGTGTCATCAATTGTAATACTTCCAGAGCCAGCATTAATAAGATTTCCTCCCCACCTTATGCACACATGATGCCAGTGATTTCTACTGAGAGGCATGCTCTCTTTTGAAAGAAATACGAGATCTGTCGGGTATGATCTTTTATTATTTGCTATGCTTGCATCAATATTACTAGGTGCTATGTCTGCGCTGTGACTCAACTGTAATAAAATTCTAAATGTGTTTGCAGAGCCATTTCCATCATGAGTGCTTCCAGAAACAAGTGAAACAGCAAATGTTGATGACATATGCATGATAGTTCCTGCCTTATAATTCTCACCCGGTTCATTTGTGTATCTTGGGTTAACATAGAAGTCTATAGAAAATGAACCTGACGGGAGAAATGGTCTCCCTTCTAGTCCAGCTATATCTAGATTATTATAGATGATAGCTGAGTTGGACGGAACATTTGATGATGTGAAAAAATTAAGTGTGTTATAGTTGGTATAGGCGAAATGACACTGATCATAGTACGGTGCATAATATGGCATCAGTATATTTTTAATTGCATTTTTAACAGACGTGTTAAGCTTATATGTAAACGGAGGGTCAAATCTCACTATTTCAAATCGCTTACTATTTCTTGCTATCTGTGACGATGAATTAACTAACTCCATGTATTTTTCAAATGTATTTAATACGTCTACAGAGTCTCCATCTATTGCAGCCTTCGCAACATTTGCCTTTGCTGAATCTATCTCTGCAAGTATCTCATAGGTCATCACATTGAACCCAGGAATAGCTGTGCTATCAGCATCAAATACATTTTGACCGCTCTTTTCTGGCAAGATGATATTTTTTAGACACTTGCTTGGTCTGGGAGACAGCGGCATCGAGCCAGTTGACCCGGCTATAGAGGAACTCACATAACTTATCTCCGGATGGAGTGTTAAAGAAAATTTCTCTATATATTCTGGCAGTATCTTTATGAGGGACACTGAGAAGCCCCCTAGAAATCCAGTCTTACTCTGATTGTTATGTCCTTTTCATTATTGAACTCGACGGGTCGAGATAGCTTAGCTATTGCTAGTAAGTTATCACTTGCGTCATAAAGACCGACTGTCGTGACGAAACAAAATGCTCTTTGCACATCTTGTTGTCCTACCTCAATCACCCTAATTCGATTATCATCAGGATCAACGTATGTCGGATTAGACGAATAGTTAAACTCATCTGCTGTCTTTCTACAGAATATTAAAGTAGAGTTTATAGCAGTTAGATTCTGAAATGTCATTGCTGTATTAGATCCAGAGCTAAATCTACATGAAGCAAGGTGATTGATGATATCATCAATAGATGCTGACACCATCAGGTCTGGAATAAATTTAGCTTTTGGATTTGAGGACACGCCAAGGTCGCTAGATCCAATGAGTGTCTTACCTACAGGTATGCCACTCGGCCCAAGGGAATTCATTGCTGAGATAACTCCGCTCACATGCTGTGATCCTGAAATTATTCTATTTAGATTGAATATAGCTGTTCCCTGATCATAAAACATCAGGCCGACATTTTCACTTGTGTTTGCTGCATTGACAATATTTCCAACTGAACCGCCAAATGATCTCTCTAAGTTGGTTGAAGAACCTACATCAGTGAATATTGCTGAGCCGGACTCAGATGTTTGTGCAAGATTTGGAAGCTGGGTATCAGTTGCTGCACCTCCTGGATAAGGAGAGTGTGACGCACTTGTGAAAAACTTCATTGCAAATGTCTCTCTCTTTATCTCATCCCTAGAAAAGAGCCTCTTAAAGCACACGAACATAGCAGAATCTATTACATCTGTTGCAGCGCGATCCTCAGTCTGATCAGTTGCAGCCACATATTTTGAGAAAGGAGAGTAAAACGCAGCATTTGAATCTCCCAGAAGGAGCTGAGCGAACTGTCTATAGTTAGCAACCTTTTCTCTCATCATAAGTGAGCTTGATGGGAAAAGAACTTTACCGTTAGAATCTACACCAGTCGATGATGCCGTGACTGCATTACTTCCAGAGAATAATCCTATTGTCAGATCAAAAACAGGATTTGCTGTCTGCAGGTCAAAATTTTGATCGTATATTGTCTGAAAAAGTGATGATGTCACTCCAGGACCGACTCCGCCAGTGACAAAAACCTGATATGTCTTTCTGGTGCTTGACCCAGATACATCTTCTTGAATTATATCTACAAGCTGATTAAGAAAAGACTTAGTTGTCTTTATGTCTGCACTAGTTATTTCTTTAAATGATGCCACTTTTTCTCCTCATCTACCTAGGTAGAAGTTGACCCACTAGAGATTTGTACACGGAAGCTTAAAAAAGCACCTGAGTTATTTCCTGAGACTGTCAAGATTCTTTCAACTATAGATCCGCCTTTTTGCTTATAGGTGTCAAAAAGATCACTTGAGACAGCCTTAGCTGATATATTGAATGTCAAACCAGATAATCCTTCAGAGCTGATTACAGGATCTGCTTCCAGGATATAGGTTGCGATGTTATCAGAATCAACACTATCTGGTGTTCTACCCCGTATTGAAAGAAATAGACTAGAAAGTGTTATTCTATACGAGTAGTCAGTTATGTCTGGGTCAAGAGTTCCGCCCGACACTAGAGTCTGACTAACAGTGACCTGTCTTGTATTTCCGCCCTCTACTATTGACAGAATAGAATTTGTGATATTAGAATTAGACTGCAAGGTTAGTGTTGGTAGTCTAGTCAGAGCATCATTATTAATAGATAGTGTTCTATACTTTTGTCCCAAGTTTCCCTGTGTTAGTGCTTCCAAGATTGGAGTATTTTTTTCAATTTTTTCTTTTCCAACAGTTCTTCCAAAATTGACTATATTTCCGTAATCTACCTCTTCATCAGAAAATGCAAACTTAAAGATAGAGAAGCTTCCATCATTTGCTGCGAGAGACTGTCTTCCATAGTCTGTTAAAACTGCATCTAAAATTATGTTATTTGTGCTTTGATCAAGAAATCCCATGTAGTGTTATACTCCTTTTTTTAAATATACTGTACCGAAACGTTATCGGTAAATAATATCACTCTGTGCTTACCATGTTACCTAAACCTGCTGTATTTATTGTCGTCTCATTAATGGGAACATCAAGCGGTGGTCCAGATAAATCGTTTATCTGTATGTCGATAACCTTACTCATTTGATCATCGACATTGATTATCTGTAACTTATAATTATCTGCTATCAGATTAAGTGAAGCATTTCTTTGTGAAAAGTACTCTTTTCCCCTCTTATATGTAGAAATAGTTTCTGTTTTTGTCACATCATAATATTCTGGATCAAAAAATATTCTTAATCTAGAATGACCTGAATCTCTCATAGTATCTACAAATAGATCCCTCTCGAGGTAGAGATTAGGGTAGGGCTTGGGTGCCCCAAATCTGGAAACTAGTTCAGTTATGACCTTATTTTTCACCCTGTTAAATGAAACAAGAAACTGTGCAGAATAATTTGATGTAAATCCATGTGCATCTTGGCAGGCAACTGAGTAGATATACTGCGAGTCTTTTTTAAACTCTATGTCTCTAAAGAACTTTCTTGGGCCGCCTACCTCAAGTATTTTTGACTTAGGAACAACTTCCGCGGGCACAACTCTAGATGTAGATTTATCAAAGTCTAATTCTTTTACAATTGTAAACGGAACATCTACTGATTGTCTTCTAAAAATTTGATATCTTGTGACATCTCTCTGCGAATTATGAGGCTCGTCCCAAAATAACATGAGGCAATCATTGTCATAGTCCCACTTAAACTTAATATTTCTAGGAGGATTAGGCGGAATATTTTCTGTGCATGTTACTTTCTCATTAACACCAGAAGATGCAACTGCAGCTATTGTAGTCACGACCTGGTCCTCTGTGTTTCCAGTCTCATCTCTTCTGAATGCCTGGAATCTTGTGAGTGCTATTACCCTCACAAGATAGATATACGTGCTACCATATTTCACGCCTGAATCTAAGATGCTGCATCTTGTATACCCATCAGATATTAGAGGATTATGTGTGATTATTCTAAATTTTTCAGCATCTATCTGTTCAATTTCATATTTTTCTATATAGTATCCAACTGGAAATGATTTCTCATTTAGTGGAGCATCATTCTCAGTTGAACATGATGTGGTAGCTACTGAGTCTATGACATTGAGTGTTAGTTCAAATTCATCAGCAGAGATCTGCGACGGATTTGCTAGTCCAATCGCAAGTGACTGAATATTATCAGCTTGGTCATATGTAGAGAAAAGTTCATCTTGGTATATATTGGTTTTGTCTTCGCCGGACCCTCTTACAACATTTGATATCACAAGATTGTTGATATTCATTGTAAAGTCAACATAGCGAACTGATCTCAATGCCTCAGAAACAATTTCTCTTCTAGTGTCTGTAGGAGCATACCTAACTCCCTGGGCTTGCATATTTGACAATACATCTCTAATAAGCAGCCCCTTAGGCCCAAATGCAGCCTCACCTGTCACACCAAGCTTTGTTAGTGCATTTGCTAGCTGAGGAGCACTGGTCTGAGCATTAACTCCAAAAAAATTAACAGAGCTCTCAAGAGCATCATAGAAGCTTTGATCTAGCTGATCGTCTTTTAGTCTTAATGATGAAAAATAAGAGTTAGATACAGCCCTTTCAAAGTTTAATAAGCTAATATTCTCAGATATCTTAAAACTAGATGCAAATCCGGCGAGGTGTGGATCATCTGAGTCATATACAGCCGGCTCTATGTTTATCTCGATATACCTTGGCAGCTTTGAAGCTCTTGCCCTTTGAATTTCTTCCTGAGAAGGATTATTGAGTGGGATCACACCCATCTGGCCTGAGCCATTTGTTCTTTCATCTTTTACATAAAAGTTATATACGAACTTTGCATTGACAGATCTTGCCTCAGGTATGTTAACAAGAGTGACAGGAGTGCCCGGGAGGCTGGTAAAATTAATATCACTAAAATCCTCATTTAGCTGACTTTCGAGTGCATCTGCTTCATTATTTTGTGAATCATTGCTTTGTGATGGCACTACCATAAAAATTTATTCCTGATTATAGGTATCATATCAATAATCTGTAATTCCGTTAACTAAGATCTCTGGGTCAGGCAAGATGGTTATCTCTGTAAAAAATTGATAGTACGTTGGAACATTTACGTCAGCTAATAGTGCAGCAGATGCCTCTCCTGACTGTATTCCTTCTCTTGTTGACTCCCAGTCTATGTCCCCTGTATTAGACATTATCGAAGCAAGGAGCGAGGATCGTTGACCCTGTATATCATCTCCAAACTCTGCTTCATCTATTAGTAGGCATATCACCCTATCAAATATCTTTGGATATACTATTCTATTTCTCCACTTTTTAGGACTCAAAAGAATGGATCGTCTTAGCTCACCTATGAGCCTGTCATAGTTTATTGCACTGGTGAGATCCTTTGTTGGAAATCTCTCCCCAGCTTGTCTAGATAATTCATTATATGTTTGTGTCATCTCTAAATCTGGACCAGTGAATAGTGCCTCTTTTTCTAAGAATAGAAATATATCCTCATTGACATCTATTCCTGACGTCAGCATGAGATAGAGCTTACAGTAAAAATCATCTACGACATTTATGAAGACATCTTCATACTTTGAAAACTTGTCATCATTTGGAAGGCCTGAGCTTGTATTGCTGAAGCTATAAGCCTTTCCAACTGTTTGCGACTCCACCCCACTAGAGCCGTAAGTATATACAGATGTTTTATCTAAGAGGTCTGACTTGGACTGTCCTGGTACATATTCTGCGGAGGCGTCCATAGCGCCTCCTGTTAGTGGATCTCTGAGACCTTCAACTATGAACTTAGATGTGTCAAATATGTATTCTTTTGGACTTGGGACCTCAGTGTCATCGAGAAGATTTCTCCTCCACACCTTTATCTTTATAACAGTTGATGTCTTATATGCGATGTCAGCTGTGTTGTATATCGCTAAGTCTCTCAGATACTCAACTAGCCCAGCTGTTATCCCGACAGGAAGTATTCTCTTTCTTCCAGAGTATATTGTCTGCAGCCACTTGAAGTCAGTGACAAATGTTGCAAGATTTTTTGCCTGATTCATCATTAATGCCTTCTTAGCAGGTAAGTATGGATACTCTCTATTTGTGTTTGCTATGGAGTCGAAGAGAGAGAAATTTAACATCAGCTGCTCACGTGTCAGAGAGGCATACATAAGATTTCCAAATTCTTCATCTGTTTTTATCCGATCAATGACCTCATCAAATTCATTGCTTGTTAGATCAGTGCCAGATAGTGCCGTTGCTAGTGCTTCTGAAGAGCTTTCTAGATTAGTGATAATTGAGTCTACAAAGCTTAATGAGTTTAAAATAGAGACACCATATCCTCCTATCTTTTTTATGTGACCTTTCCACTCATCTCTGACTAGTAATATATGATTACTTTTTCCATTGTGGCCATCCCAGACATGCCAACCCTCGAGCTGACCGCGGGGATTATATTCTGTTGGTTGCCCGTTATTCTCTTCATACCACGTATCATACTCAGCACTGCTGTAATGGGCAAAGTGGAGTCCCTGCCTTAGAGACTGTATGGCCCGCGCGTCCCATGCAAGTGTAGAGGGGGCAGGCGATGAAATATTTGTGTCACTCTCCAGATAGCCCCCTTCTACAGTGGAGGTCACCCTACCGCCAGGGACAAGCGCCATATATGTATGGTTATAGATCATCCTCAATGTATATAAAAATGCTGGGATCCACGCTCCGCCGGGATCGTAGCCGCCTGTCGGTCCTCCCACACCTAGCCAGTCATTAGTCACACCAAAGCCCGGCTCATGACTAATGTCTACAGGGGTTCCCTCACACGTTACTCCCATAAGCCCCACGATGCTGGCATGTGTTGTCTTCCATGCTTCATATGATATATCACATATCGTGTCATTACGACGGATCATCTGCTCTAGAACATATGTTAGCTGTGGCGGTGTCCAGTCATCATGGCTGCTGAGCTCTGTGCTTCTCATGCTAGAGTTATCAAATGTTGTAGCACCTCCGCGACCTCCAAACTCCCAGTACTCTCTTGTATCCCCGTCGCTGGCAGGGTTGTAATCTCCAAGTGTAGGGCCATACGTGTCATATATGGCGTCTCCCAGCTCACTAGCATACTGATCAGCAAGAGACATGAGCCCACCATACTTAGCTGTTAGTATCTTGATCATCTTAAACATGAGATGTGAGTGTTCACAGCACATGTTAGCAATCATTAATATTCCAGCCCATGTCCAGTGCAAATCTGGCTGGATATACTTGTACAAGAATGATGTCATGCTTATATTCAAGTTTTTGAGATAAATTGTGCCAATTGCAGCTCTCCCTGAGCCCTCAAGAATATTATTCTCAAGACTAGAAGAATCATCTACAGATGATCCCGGATTCACTGGCATGACAAGACCCTCAAAAAGTGACTTAAGTCTCGTCTTCATTTCTGACAGATTCTGTGTAAATATAGCTATTGATGTCGTCACATCATTCATCTCTCTTGTTAAAAGATCATCAAAGAGGTATGATTTTCCATCTCTTCCAGGATATACTCCCTGGGGAAAAAATCTTGGAGATATATCAAAGCTAAGAATTAAACCAGGAGATCCTGGTGGTCTCCGCGCGTCAACGAAAGCAAGACGATGCAAGTAATCAGGATTTGTACTACTAGCTGCGAATGGTGGCACACTAGTTATAGTAGAAAGTTCACTGAAAACGTCAGATACCCCTGCTGACCACACATCATTAATGTTTGCTCTGACCTTGTCTGGGGGAGTGTCTACACTACTGCCAATATACTTGTAATAAAATTGAGCTGCGAGGTCTCTTTCTTGCATGTATATAATTGTTGGGAACCAGTCGTCGTCTATGCATGCTGAAGATAAGTTTATCATGTCACCCTCAGACCAAGTCCCATTTGAAAGATTTGAGTGTCCGCTATTGCTAAAGTTTCCCACGCGATCTACTCCATCAGCTCCGACGAATCCAGTGTCACTGCTCTCTGTTGTCTCACGCCTTCCCACTCTAACTCGAACAAGGGCCCTGATTTTTCTTACGAGGGAATATACATCTTGGCCTCCGATGCCAAAGAGCTCGCCGTTTGTGACATTGTTAGCGAGACTTGTGAAGTCAGGAGCATCCCAGCCGTCTACTCCATCATACCTGTTGCCCGGAATAGGACAGAGTATCTTCATGAGCACATCTTTTATTAGCATCAAAATGATCGATGTGCCCGGTGCACTTCTGTACCACTTGTCTGGCAGATCAAGCTCTTGCACAATATAATCGCTGAGCGATCTGCTAGACACCTTCTTACTAACATTACTATAATCATCATCAATAGCATCATATAATATTGATATATCATCAGAAACTGAAAGCCTAGATGCGGGCAGTGATCTTATGTCTAGTGCCCTCAAAAAAGTATACATCGTATTGTACAGTAGAGATAAAAATTTAAGAACATCATCAGCTAGCTGTACCTGAGAATCAAACTCTTTCAGATAATCGCCCCCCTGGGACTCGAAACCGGGCGCTGTATCTGACAACACAAGGCCTCCTACATATCTGTCCCCAGGGGGCAAATCAGCGTCGGCTTGAATATCATGTATAATTCCAGACGGTGCCCTTAGCAGATGAACTGTGAGCTCTTGAGTCATGAAGACAAGAGTCTCTGAGTATCTTAACTGTTTCAGCTGCCCCTGGAGGTCTATGAGCTGTCCAGCTGATGTAGAATAGTAATCGTACCCGCCGGCAGGATTCCAATTATGACATTCGTCGGCAGCGTTGACAGTATCTGATTGGAGGGGTTCCTGATATTCAAATGCACCGATTAAGACTGGTCGCTGTTGAGAAAACCCTCTCACTGCGAGAACTGCTTCTAGATCTTCATTCAAATGAGACTCTATATAAGAGTATCCTGTGTCTAAGAAATCATTTCCACCTACAAGTAGTTCACTGGGAGCGAATGATGCATTGTTAAGAAGCCCTAGCTCAGATGAGTTACCTGTGCCGTGAGCAATCAAGGATTTTTTTACAGGCTGGATGTACATAAAACGACTACCCAGAGAATTTTTAGCCTTTATTGCCACCTTATCTATCTCCTATCTTTTTCTGCATTTGACTCAAGCTGAGTTATTGATCCCACAATAACTTCTTCTCCAAGATTTCCATCAAGAAATACCGGAATTACGCTATAGGTTATTCTTCCAATAAACCCTGTATTTTGTAAATCAAGATATGAAAATGATGACCCAGTATTTGTAATTCCGTGACAGCAGCCAACCAAAGAGCCCACACCCTGCTTCTTTGCAATCACAGCAAAATAATCAATATTGTTTTGTGGGGACCCCTGGGCTGTAGAAGAAGATATCTTCCACCTGATGTTCGCTCCTCCGTGGCCGCCATATGTCACCATTTGCGGTATTACACTGACTCCTCCGTAGCCCGTATCTACGCTGAATTTAACACTATCTCCTGTCGGATAATCTAGCAACACAGACTTTGAAGATTGACTTGCTAGACTAGCGACGGAGGGAACTAGAGTTCCTCTACCTAAAGAATAAGATGAAATAGATTTTTTGAGCTTATTTGTTATGAATATATCTCTTCTATATTCTTCATTATCAACCAGTGATAGAGTTGCTTTCGACCTAAAATTATTTCTCACACGTGTTATTAATTGTGGATTTTTTAGTGATATTACGCTAGAAAATGTTATGACAGCATCTGTAGATGCCAGAGAAAGCTCCTCTTTTACAGCCTGAGGAGAAATAAGCAGTGGCATTATTCTATACTGATACATTCTCCCAGAAGCAGGTGGGGGAGCATTGCTAGCTATGCCATCATCTATTATTTTTCCAGATGCTGGCAATACACCTAGAGAAACCACATTTCCAGTATCTAGATCAATTCTATTAATCTCTAATGCAAGTAGATTTTGAAATTGATCTCTTATTTCAGATATATCCTCTGAAAAGAAGTCTTCGAGCCCTACATCACGTAAAATTGAAAGAAGAGTGTCTACATCCTTCTCAATTATACTTGATATGATATTAAATGATATCTTGACAGGTGAATAATTTATATCACCATAGCTCTGTGATGGAATTGCTGCGTTAGAGAGTATTTCAATATTAGACACCTCGGTGCTTACGAGATTCATCGGATCTATTATTTTTGCATGAGATGATGAACTAGAGAGAGTATTTACTCCACTGGCATGATGAAGCATGCACTTATATTCATAAGTTCTATTTTTTTTAACAGTAGTGTCTAGACATCCATAGTTAGTTGACTTAGGATATATAGCTCTTGCTAGATGCGCCAGAGATGTATTACCCAGTTCAGATTGATCGATGTCTAGTTTATCAAAAGTTCTCTGCTTGGCTGTCACATCTCTTCTGACTAGAGATATCCCAGCTACGCCCGGAGCAATATTTTTAACAGATACATGTATTTTATCACCTTGTGTCTCTGTTAAGATAGCTGCATTATAGGGTAAAAAATTTCTATCAATGAGAGAAAATGTTGTAAAATTTCCATATGATCTTCCATTTACTGATCTTGGCACGCATCTAAAGATAGAGAGCTTTCCTTCTTGTCTTCTATTAAATGATCTAGAAATTACTTCATTTTTACGTCTTCTATTTGGTAAAAAGTATACTGTTGTTAATTTTTTGAACCCACTAGAGATGATATCAGTTGTCTCTTTTATGTCTCTGACATAAATGTCCACTGATCTAATATTTGGATCATTTGCTTTTATAAGTAGCATGAGACGATTTTTGGGGGGCGCGCCTACCATTCCAGATATCTCTGGGAGAATTTTTGGAGCATAAAAGTCAGATACATTTTGTGAATGATCAATTGAAAATGTTAGATTTTCTCCAATTATTCCGCTTGATGGTGATATCGCATCAACCGATACTATTAGTGAAGACAGTGCACCAATTTTTGAACTTCTGACGTGTGCAGTCACTTTTATTAACCTATTTCTTCCTGTTCCGTCATATGTGAGTGCTATTTTTCCAACACCAGATGGAAGACTATCTGTGTTAATGGGAAGAAATTGAGAACGTGATGCAAGTGTATTTTTTAAATTTATCCCTATACTTTCTAGTTCACCATTATCATCTGTCTCTGTGAGGACAAATGTTCCTCGAAGAGATGGTGATGCCGGTGTCATGTCTTTTTCTGGAGCTAGTAGCTCAGCTGAGTCTTTTCCATGAAATAGAGCGTTTTCATAATTTCTCTTAAATCCAATGTTGTTGATATTTGCACGTCTCTTCACTAGTGATCTCTGAGAAAGAAGAACATTATCTCCTGCTTGTAGCACAGTTTCCACGTCTATTATCTTTATATCTTTTATCTTTCCAAAAAGGGTCTCATCATTCAACAATGACGAATTTTTCTTTAAAGAATTATTAATAAAAGATGATAGGTCTATCATCCTATTATAGATGATACCTGCTCTCCTATTTTCAGTAATCTTTACTCTGCTGTCAATATCACCTTTAAATATCGCAGCAGTCACTGCAGCAGCATTCTTAGAGACATTACTAAACATTGATGCACTTACTTTCTTTTGTTCATTTTTTATCTTAAATTCTAATTTTAGATAATTTTCATCTAGGGCCTTTCTCAAGTCTGCCCTAAAGAAAATCTCGTACACAAAAACTGTATCATGAGATACCAGAGCTGGTGATACAGGAGATGTCTGTGAGTGGTTATTGCTAGATCTTTCAGCTTCTAACTCACCTAATCTATAAGCATCAACAATTCTAGATTCATCAAACTTAACCTTTGATAGAATCCCTAATCTTGACTGTACTTTAATATACATTAGTCTAAAATTATTGTGAATAGGTTGACAAAGGTAGGAATACCATACCCATCTTGATAGATCTTTCCGGCAAAGAATACGTGTTTATTCGGTCTCATTGGATCACTACTTGTATTAAACTCTCCAAAGTCAATTACATCTAATTTTTTAAATGTCTTCTTGCCGTCGTTTACCTCAAACATCTGCATGACAATATTGTTTTGCGGAGACGTCTCAGAAAAGAATATGCTTCTTCTATCTCTTGCAACCTCTATCGTGGAAAGATTCATGACGCCCCTCTGCTGGCCAAAGACAGTTCCGAGCGGATATGTCGCTCGCACGTCACCCTCTCCGTAAGGCACTAGGTCAGCCTGACCGACTATGTCAGTCGCCCAGTCTGGATCAACTCCTTGACTCTGCGGGCCATTTAGCTCAAGCATCAGAGCCTGATAGCTGTATCCTTCGTCATCGAGACCAGCCTCACCGAGGGACGTGTAGTTTCCCAAAAAAACATTTTCTTTTGCTCTATCAATAATCCCCCTATTTGCTACACCTGTTGTTCGTTCAATTTCTTCTAATTCTGCATCTTGAGCAAATTCGATATGATCTGAGCCCAGCTCACTTGCTGATTTCTGCACCTCTTCGGAATAGGAAAAAGGACCTCTAGGATTCATTGGCTCTCTCTTCATAGGGGGTAAAAATTTAAAATTAGGTATGTGCGAGAGTCGTTTGTCAGTAAAGAAGGGTTCCACACTGTCTATGTTAGCAACTGAATCAGTTGGCCCATCTATGAATGGATGTGTGTTAAGCACTAAAAACTCCACATCCTCCCTGCTTAGCTTAAATGCTCGCTGCAGTGCTATATCTTCTGGACTACCAACTGATCCAAGCATATAGAGCTGATTAAAGTTATCAATGGAACCTGTTATTAGTCCAGCAGACAAGCTTGCAAATGCCGTCGTCCCTGATACATACTCGAATGCTGTGCTTGTGCTCCCTGCCTTTTTAAAAAGTTCATCTCCGCGCAGAGTAAGAGACAGATCATCTGGGTATCCCATTAGCTTGCCTGAGTCATCTGTCTCGAATGTTATCAGGTCTTGCTTTTTCTTTCCTGACGCTTCGAAGTAAAATCTAGCGGTTGCGTCAGATGATCCACTCACCTCATCAAACTCATAGTACGTCTGCGCATCTGTCAGAGATGCGTACTCGATTCGTAACTTGCCACTTGAGATCTGTGCCCTTCCGACCTCAGTGACGACATTATCGAGTATTCTTGTCTTGCTGTCTAAGATTCCTGCCATATTAGTAATTATACACCACTATAGAGTGCTATTCTCCTATGATAACTTTGTTATCTCTATCATTCCAGATGGGTTTCCGAACTTATCTGATGTCCCTATATTATCTCCCTCTGTTCCCACATCAGCATTAACTATTATCTCTACAGTCCTTGTCGTATCATCTGTAAATGTGAAGTATGCAGTCGGAATTTCAAATAACACACTGGTTTCGTTGTCGATGTTATCTTTAGCACTTGTGTATTCCTCGTATGTGCTTCCACCATTTGTAAATTTAGTGTTGAGATAGACATTATTTCTCGAATTTTGAGCTGTAATTAATGCTATGTGTACACTGACACGATAGTCACCTGTAGATGCTATTGTGAATGCTCCCTCAGAATAACTAGAGACGACATCTGTATTTGTGATTGCTGCAGCGGGAAACGTTGCTGTGACTAGGGTCTCATCACCGTCTACAAGTGCAGTCTCCTTAACTATGTATCTTGAGTCAAGAGCGCCGCCTGTTGTAAATCCTGTGTCATTATTAAATCCGCTGAGGTTGATGTTGGCTTTGGTTAACTTTTTTTGTGCATTAGCTGAAGAGACCACAACAAAAAAGTCACCGTCAGTGTTCGATACTGATGTGCTCAGCTCACTCAAGTCAACAGCAAGCGTTATATTCCCTGCACTCGTTATTGGACCGCCGGAAGAGTCTATAAGATTTCCGTCAGTGATTCCGACTGATGTCACTGTTCCTGCATTAGATGTCCACGCTTGATCATTATTAAACTGTCCCAGATCTATCTCATCTATTTGCTTTCTCTTCTGCGATCCGGCGTCTAAATAGACCATCTCATCTGTTGCTCCATCTATTGCAGCTGTTCCATCTGTTAGCTCACTCAGGTCCACATTGATCGTGATAGTTCCTGATTTTGTTATCGGATTAGTTCCAGTTGTGTCTATGAGATCACCGTCAGAGAGCCCAACAGACGTGACTGTTCCGCTAGATGAGCCCATTTCAGTCCACTCACCTCCTGTGACCTTGAACTCGATCTTTCCGCTGTTGTCTCTGATTCCGCGCCCATCCTCTCCGTCTGTATCACCAAAGTTTACATATCCATCGTCTTTAACTGAGAGCTCACCTCCAGTAGAAATGATCTTACCTGTGACTGTTATGTCGCCTGTGACTGTCATGTCACTTTCACAGCTGATGTCGCCCACTGTGCTCAATGATCCTGCTACATCGACGTTACTTTGGAGTCTAGGGTTACTTTTATCTCCGACACGCACATCTGATGGAAACACGACGAGGTTAACTTTTTTAGTTTTTGAGTCTGTAACTACGACATAAGCAGCCTTTTGAACATCATCAGTAGGAAAGGCTGTCTTAGCTCTAGATATGAGGCTTCGGTTATTACTTAATTTTTTAATTGACATATGTCACAGCCTCTCTCATGTCGCTAACACGAAGGACACTATTGCACCTCCGCTTCCAGGTATGCTATTTTTAATCTCTCCGTCAACATATGGAATTGATGATGTTGCTGCTTGGCTGAGATTTGAACAATTTGTTGAGTAGGGATCAACTAGTGTCATTCCATCCTCCATGTTAACAAATTGAACCTCGACAGCTGGATCTGACTTTCTTCCTCTTACTCTGGTCAGGCGTCCGGATGGAGTCCGACGCCACGGAGATCTCCAAAATGTCCCATCTCTTCTCTGCTCTAGCATGTCTCTGAACTGACCGAAATGATCTGGCCTAAAGACTGCTGATGAATTTAGCGGAGTGGTTGACATTATTCCATACATGTAGCCTCTGCATGTTGAGTCTCCCAAAGAACACTGTCCAAATGCTTTAGAGCCAGTTACAAGCTGATTGGATTTCGCGGCGGCAGGATGATTCTGTTGTAACCACCTAAACTTCCACCCTACCTCATAAAATAATGCATTAACAAGCCGGTTGTCTCTTCTTGAATCTGCAAAAATATATACACTGTGTGACGATTTGGGTGCCTCCCAGATCGCATCATCATATCTCGCACCTATAGATATAAATCTATCTGAAGACATTCTTGTAGGGTTGGTGGCATATGGAAGCTCTCTGCCTGATCTGTACCGGAGGATCCTCCCATCACTATATGATCTTAGTGTCGGTTGTGTGGTATAAGGATNTTGACCGGTGTCTTCGATAACTGGCGGACCCCAGAGTCCCTCCCACATGCTACTAAACGCATATATTACCGTATGTCCCTGTCTGTTTACCTTAGTTACTCCTCTAGATAAATTATTAGATACATAGAAGACTCCGAGCGCGGTCTTGTCACCGTCGCTGTCGACGTTGTGAAGACTAGCATACTCAACATAGTCTGGAAGAAGTGTGTCATAAAATCTCTCAGACTTGTCAACTAGCTTGACACCTCGAAGAAGACTTCCAGATAAATTTTGTGAAGTTAGGTAATTGAGACCTCCCCTTGACAGTCTTGAAACGGGACCCTTGAAATTGGGCACGATATCATCCTCTGACGAAAAAAGCATGCTGACACCACGTGTTCCAGCTCTTCCGTCAGCGAGAGGTCTCCCTCGAACGCTCATTGATCCAGTTATGTATCTATCGATGTAAGTACCTCGATAGTCTTTAGCTGACCCTATCATGTACTGATCAAGCGGACCGACCTGATGGATGTCATGGTGAATGGCATCTGACGTGAGGTTCTGGTCGAGGCTCGACATGTGCTCCTTGTCCTCCTTTATGAGCGAGCCAAAGAGCGTGAGCTTTGCCTCTCCAGCCATGATCTTCATGAATGATCCAGACATGATGTTAAGAGCATTGCACCTGGTCTTTCCGGCCGCGTGGGTCATGTCATGGTTACTCTTATCAAATCCAAGCTGGTCCTGTGTCCCAGACACCATCGTAGATGATATGCTTGCATCGATCCCAATGACTATCTCATCCTCAGGAAGTAGCAGGTATGGAGAGGGTGTATTTGGAGATATCTGATCAACCTTGATTCCTCGGCATATGTACCCTGTCCTCGGGAAGTTGTCGCCAGCACCAGCCCCAGTCTCGGGGTAATAGCCCAATGAGCCTGTGGACCGCTCATCAGTGCTGAAGCCTGCACGACCCGTGAACGGTCTGTTAGCACCCGGTTCTGAGATAATAATTTCAGGGTCTGTATTCTCTGTCGAGTGCTGGGTCACCTGAATTAGATTCCCCCACCTAGCCTCGAAGGGAGATAGAGAATAAGGCCCGGCATCATTCGTTGTCGGGATGGGCCCTGCTACTCGCCATTCTCCTGCAGCTTGCATGTATGCCCAGGAGCTCGAGTGTAATTGCATCTGGGAGGTGTCTGTGGTGCCGCCTGGCCAGAAATCTTGTATGACCGCTGAGGTATATGCTGAGATCGGCTGCCACGACGTGCTGGGGAATTTGGTGGCTTCACCCGGAACTGTACCGCTCCTGATTGCGAATCGGGATCCTCCCCAGTCTCCTCTATTTGCAACTGCTGGAATAAACTCTAGACGAATAGATCCTGTGAATGCTGCTTCAGCACCTTCGCTCGGGATGCTGTCACTGTCTACCTCTAGGTTAAAGTCATATTCAAAGGATGGTGTGTGTGGTAGCCCTAGAGATGATATTTCACTTTGTAGGGCTGACGATCTTATCGAGGGGCTATTATAAAAAGCAGCTGAAGCACTCATGACTAGAAACCTTGTGCTACCGCTTACATCTGCTGCGCTATCTCTTTCTATATAGTTCTGCTGATCAGAGGGACTAGTCGGCATATTGATCTTAAATGACGGTCTTCTCTGCTGTCTGTACATGAAAAATGTGTAATTATCTATGTCTCTGTCACCGCCGTCGACCTTATATGAACCCCCAGGTGGGTATGACGCACCATTCTTTCTTCTGACGATGACCGGTATCTCAATAACTGCCTTCTCAAGCAGGAATGGATGCTTTATGTAACTAGAGAGAGACAGGGCTTGTGATGAAGTTGCGTGATACCTAGGATGCTGCGGAGCGGCGGCTGCAATTGTGGGCGCGCCTATCTTTCCATAGGCACCTGTCATGATTAAGTCATTATATGTCCTTGTCATGTACATTGTGTGATGTGACATCTTAAACTGATAAGACGGTGGCTGGATGTGCCACGGCTGCTTGTGCTTCCCATCACTCGCATATGGAAGAAACTCTGGATATAGATAAGTGCTGCCCTGTCTTTTCTCAGCAGCTAGATAGAACATGTGTGTCTTGCGTGCTATCCCAGTCGCAGGATCATAGAGGCCTATGTCCTCCCATCTTCCATTAATCCAGTTGTAGTAGCTAAATCCACTATACTGTGATGTCGGTGTGACCTCTACATCTGTTGAATCTGTCACACCTGGCTCAATAAAGTTTGTGCC